AGCTTTTGTATTCCTTTATATTTCTGTGCTTTCGTACATTACTTATCCGATGCTCTCTGATTAAAAAAATAACTATTCAGTCCTTGTCATGAGCTCTGAATAGTTATTTCGAGTGGAAGCAAGGGGGCTCGAACCCCACTCTATTCCTCTTACTTTCCGCATATTTACTGGCTTTCTAGGTGTTTTTTGTTGATTACTTTTGACTACTTTCGCAAAAATAGTAGTCAAATCACCTTGCCTGTAAATCTGGTATACTACTCAAAATAGACGATTTCTTTTCAATGGTTTTCCTGTTCCTATGATAGTGTATTTCTGATGTCATAATATCTGTATGCCCCATCTGATCCATAACAAGTCTCTTATCCACATTGTTATCCATAAGAATAGTTCCATATGTCTTTCTTACTTTGTGCGGTGGCTTTGGATAAATTTTCAATTTCCTGCAAAGCCTTTTCTGCCTTTGTCTAACCGCCTGTGCGGTGATCCTAATATCATTTTTTGTAAAAATGTAATCTCCAAACGGATTCATGTGTTTTATTTTATCGCAAATCCATACATAATCACTTGGTATAATTGCTGTTCTGATTCCTGCCTTGGTTTTAGGATACTCTTTTACTTCAACAACATTGTTTCCGTTTTCATCTTTATACTTCGTCTCCGTTCTGCGAACGTTAAAAGTATTATCAGAAAAATCGGAATGCCTTAATGTTACAACTTCTCCGATACGTACGCCAGTTAAAAACATAAGCAATATCGCAACATTAGAAGTATCAAGGTGGCTGACAAGATACTTAATCATTACATCAGTTTCATATTCGTCGAATACTTCTTCATAGTCTTCTTTTATTACTTTTTTAAAATCACTATCAGATACGTCAAGATTATCAAACAGTTCTACGATATTAAAATCAATAAGTTTGCGTTTTTTCGCTCTTTTAAGAAATGTTCTTGTAATTCCTTTTAGACCGGAAAATGATTTAGGTGTCAACTCTTTATCGGCAATTTCTTCCTCTAAAAAATCCCCCCATTCATCTTCTGATATTGATTTTATTCTTCGCTTTCCCAACTCTCCATAGTGTCTGAGAAAATATCTCTCGTCTCTGTCGTATGTTGCTTTACATATCTTTTTAAGAGACAATCTCCGGTCTTCACATTCGTAAAACACTTCTGTAACTGTTGGATTTTGCTCTTTTTGGTAGTAAAACTCAATAACTTCTTCTTTGATATCTTCCTCGCTTTTCTTTTTTACAAGTCTCCTTCCTTTTTCTTCATCTGGCAAATAAGTTCTCCAGTATCCGTCTTTGCCTTTGTTGATTGCGTATTGGTGTTTCTTCAGATACTCCTCTTTCTTTTTCATTTCAATGCTTTTTTGCAAAGATTCCGTGTCAATCATACCATTGCTAACGGCATATTGCAATATTTCCATATCAGAAAGTTCCAAATCTATCACCTTCTAACCGCTTAAGTTTATTTTTTATAGACCTTACTCTTCTTTCTACAGTAGTTACAGAAATGGAATGTCTAAAGGATATTTCTTTTTGAGAAATTCCTTTAGACAAATCCCAAAACACTTTCTCTTCCTCTTCCGTGAAATTGGCGTTCCGGAAGATTTCTTCAAGTTCTGGCTTAGTCAGTTTTGACAACTTCATAAGCCAGTCTCCTTTGCTAAATTTCAGTTTAAATGCTGCTTTCTCATCGCAAAAACAGCAAAACCGTCCTTCGTTTTTCGACAGAAGGCTAAATATCGTGGTACCGTCTCAGAAGTTTATAAGGTCATCTTGAACGGTCAAACGGCTGACCCTCTATTTCAGTTTACTCCAGATGCGCTGTCCATTCCCAAATATCTACCGGATCAATGGGTTCTGCGCATTTAGGGCATATAGGATATAAACCTTTTCTGTAATGTTCCTCCATTTCTCGGAATACTTTATTCTTTCGCATCCGTTTGAATTCAGCATCTGCCAGTTCACTGTATGTTTTGGCTTTAGATAGCATTTTACGCTGTTCATCCTCCAGCAGCTCATACCGCCTCGCCAATGTAAGCAGAGCATCAAAAGCATCTACCGTAGCTCCGCAATCCTGACAGCTTACGATCCTGTTTACCGTATCGACCTCGTAATGAGGTGGATCGCATTTGCACAGCTTTTCTCTTCCTCGCTCGATTCTTGCTAGATTGAAGGAAATAATCTCATTGTCCATAGTATTCCTCCACTAAATCCTAAGAGCATTACCGCAAAATCTACAGTACTTTGCCAATATCACACACTTGGAACCGCCTGTATAATGGCTTTCCACATATTTGTGTACTACTGCTCCGCAATATTTACACGTTATTCTTGCCATAACAGCGTAGCTGTCATTTATTTCTTTCTGTTCATCGTGTGACCACATTTCTCGCTTAACTCCTTTGCTAAATACTAAGTTACATACTTAATTTCTTACCTTATCCAAGTACTCCTTGCATTTCCAATACACTTCCGGATCAAATTCTTTCCGCTCATGCTCATATGCGCTGTAATCTGCCGAACTGCATCCGGCAATCTGTGCCATCTTAAACATGGACACTTTCGCATCTTTTCTGAGTGCTGCAATGTAGCCTGCATACATCCCTTTGTCTCCGTTGGCTAACTGTATTCTTGCCATTTCCTGAATGTCTTTCGATGCAGACACTTCCTTTATTTTCTTTATTGTGCATTCTTCGTTGTGGCAATCATAAAGGCAACCGTGGATTCCATTCTTGCCATCGAAAAAGCCAACCACATATTTTGTAGGTTCCTCACAGCCATTACATTTTGCATTTATAACCATAATTTTCACCACCTTTTAACTTACCGAACTACCGAATTTTCCTCGGTAGTTCGATTTCTCCCACGTATTACCGGGGGATTTTAACTTGCTTTTGAATTATTGAGTGGAACTAAAATAGAAACTCAAATTTTTAATTAAATTTTTCACTTTTTAACTCAAATTTTGAGTTACTATTTCACTTTTTAGTTCCTGATTTCACTTCCTACGCTTGCGCCGCCACCACCGGCAAAGCAGTCAATGATAATGTTATTTTTCATGGCATCACCTCCGGCATAAAATCAGATAATCGCATTTGTGCCATTTCTGCATCTAATCTCTTTTTGGACAAATCATAATAATGTTTGTCCAGTTCAAAGCCAACATATGGATGGTTGGTTCTGTAGCAGGCTATCAAGCTGCTGGCACTGCCTACATGTGTGTCCAAGATAATGTCTCCGGGCTTTGCATAGCGGTTTAGGAGCCATTCATATAGTGCTACCGGCTTTTGTGTAGGGTGGATACGCTTTTCATTTAATGCCTTATTCCCCTGCTGAATAGTTCCTTCAGTAATGGACTTTCCCTGAAACATTCCGTTCCACATATAACTGAACAATCTTACAGAATCATGCATACTGCAGTAAGCGATCTCGCAGTCTGAAAAATCACTGTTACCATTGCACTTGTCCCATACAATTCTTCCTGGACTGAATGGATATTCAAAATAATTACATCCCTAAATTATCTGCTCTTTTGACACCCTAAACAATTCTTTGAAATAATCTTCATCCGGCACCTGCCAACATTCTGACTTTTCGTATATCCTCTGTACACCTATTGGAGATATCTTTTTACCATAGAATCCTCTTCGTTCAGGTCCTGAGAAATACGGTGGATCCACAATCGCAATGTCAAAGTAATCATCCGGGAACTCTTTCATCCCATCCATGCAATCCATGTTGTAATATCCAAAATCCATTACGGCTCCTTTCTCTTATTTCTGTGCTAAATAGCACATGATTAAACAATCTCTTAATACCTTATGTTCATGTTTCCATGTTCGTTAATCCAATCAATAGCTTCCCGGTATGTAACTCCATTGTTTTCGATAACATCCAACAGTTTATACATTCCCGGATGAGTTTCCTTTAGCCGTTCAAAGCGTCCTTCTCCCGGCTTTTCAAGATGACACCCGAAACCACACAACACGCATCCGGTTCTACTGCATCCAGTAGTCTTAAGCGGTCTGTTTCCGGTGTCAAACAATCCATAATCAGCAGATAACTCAGACAAGTCCATTTGACCATTAGCGCTTCCCTCTGCATCATAATCAATAACCACATCACCGTATACGGAGCATATAGGAAGATTGTTGATTTTGATATATAAAAGCACATCTTGTTCTGTCCAAAAAGACATGGGATTACTTGTTGGTATTTTTAAATTGAATCCATTGCAACCGTTTTGTAGCCATTTCTGCGTACGTAATTTGCTTTCGCTCGCCATAGTGGCTGTTATAGGATTTCTTCCAGTTTTTCTATGGTATTCGTGCAATGGTTTTTTCTTCATTACGGTGCAACATTTGTTTGAAATATCAAATGGAGATTCAAGCATAAATTTGTATTTTTCTTGCGAAAAACTGCTTTTTTCTTCTCTAGTGGGATTCTCCTTTATCGGATTTTCTTTGTCGGTTGTAAGCATCCCTATCATTATTGCAAGCCTTCGATTGCTTCCTCCTGCTTTCGACTTCATCCGGCTGTTTAGTAAATTCGCCAGTTTCTCTGATTCAATGATGCTTTTTATCGTACCCCCTCTAATTGCTTTTAGGTGTTCTTCCAAAATTAATCCAGTGTTAGAGGGGGCATCCGAAAATTTACTGTATTTTCCTGTCCCTGTGATTTTTTCGTAGAAATATTTATAATGCGGTTGCTGTCTGTCTGTCTGTCTGTCTGTCTGTCAAATTCTATTTGACCGATAATCTCTGTCAAGTATTTTTTTGCACCATACACACTTTCAGATACTTCTTTGCTAATCAGAGGAAATCCATATTTTTTGCAAACTTCACTGAAAGATATTTTAGGTTTTAAAATCACAATATTATCAAAAGTCATGGCAAATTGCTTTAATTCTGGATATTGCGTTGGGACATCTGCAAAAACAAAGGGAATATTTTTGTATCCGCAGACTTTTCTAATTATATGTCCTAAAACAGTACTATCTTTTCCTGCACTAAAAGAGAGATATACACCGTCTTCACCATACTTGTCTACAAACTGGTCGATTCTATACTTTGTCATACGTATCTTTGCAGACAACGGCATGGCTTGCATTTGGTATAAATCAGATAATGTATGCTTATTTCCCATGTTCTCATTCCTTTCTTACAATCGTTTCTGCCTGCTCCTTGTACTGTTTGCCCGCCATCTGCACCAGATAGTGCTGTAAGGCTTCTGCAACGCTGATTCTGTGCTTGATGCAATATCTGTCAACGTACCGCTTAAAGTCCTCATTCTGCTCGTACAGGGCGGTGTAATCAATGGGTTCCATCTGCATCACACTCCTTTTGGCTTCTCACACCGTTCAAATTCAATTACCCACACCCACGGATTAGCATCCCAACCATAACGGTCAAGATCGGATTTCTTGATGGTGGAGTTCCAAAGTTTATGAAATCCATCGACCATATTAGGGTCTCCACCACTGTCTGGGTCTGAAAACGTTGGATGCCATCCGTTGTTTTTGTAACATACTTCATCCCACGGGTCTGTTCCCTCCATGCATGCTTGTTCCTCTGTAATATCCTGCAACCGCTCCACTCTCACATCCGTAACCTTAAGCCAGATACGTGCGGCTTCTTTCGGCATGTGGATGGATGGGTGCCAACGGCAAGGCGATTTTCCTTTCTCCCAGACAAAATCCGCACCGTTGTATTCGCATTTTGCTTGTCTGGCATCATTTTTGGATTGATTTACTAACCTATCAAACAGCTCCCGGTCATGTATGTAAGTTAATTCTCCGCAAGTGCCGTCTTTATAGTCAAAGGCTATCATTTGATTGAATATATCCCATGCTCCAACACGCCATGTCTCTCGGACATACAGGATATCGCCCGGCTGATGTGGTGGTGTAATTTTGCCTTGTTTTCCGTCTGTATCATATATATACAGCGGTTCTTCGCTTACTTCAAAATATCCTTGCGGTTGTGGTTTAATTATTCTTCTCGTACAACTCTTTCTCCCATCCAAAATTGCCCGAACCATCTCTGTATTGAATAAAATCGGTTTAATTGCCATCTACTCCACCTCCGTTCACGATTGTAATTGCTTCATCCATTGCCCTGTTCCATTCCAAGTCTTCATCAGTTCGCACGACTCTGAACTTGTCGTTTAACTGATCTACAACCTTGTCCGGATCGTAGGCGGTCGGCTGTGTATCAATGACATTCTGCACTCTTTCCAGAAAATCTATTGCAAAATACATAACTGTATCTTCGTTTACGCCATTGACATAATTTAACCCATGTTTTTGCATTAAATCGTGAATGATTTCTTCTGTACCACTTGTCTCTGAAAAGAAAAAATCCTTCAATTCGCTCGCATCAATCAGTCTCATCGTTCGCCCTCCTGTTCCATGCTTCAATCAGCTTTTCTTCATTGTAATCTTCTTTCAACATCATCATTCTTCCACAATTCATGCATTTTACGTAAAATTCGCATAAGATAGCACTTTTTTTCTTACATGATGGACACGGTTTAAGTTCTTCGCTCATTCTTCACACCCCTTTTCTTCCAACGCATTGTATAAGCGCAAGTATATTTCAAAATCATTCGGGTTCATTTTGTCCGAAAGAAAATCCAAAAAATCCTTATTTTTCCGGCATTCCTCCACCGTACCTATCTGCCGGTACTGCTGAACTTCTTCCAGTGCCTTGATTGCCATCTCGTAACCTTGGATTTCGTTTTTTCTCTCGCAATTCTGTATACACATTTTGGCAAAATCAATAGATGTCTCAAGTTCTTTGATTGCTTCATTCTCCGTCATATCCACTCCTCCTTAACTCCATTTAAAATCCTCACAAGGTCTCATTCTCCGCTGATTCTTACCCCTTTTATTGCATATTCCCCAACCACCGTAATGACAATCTTCGCAGGTAATCGGATATTGATTTAAATTTTCCTCAATACATTTCTTGCACTGGTAAGAATTTTGATTATACACATACCGACAATTACGATTCTTGCGTTTGCATGTCTCCATATTTCTCCTCCAACAGTTCCGGATCGTCAAATACGTTTCCGACAACCTCATAAATACAATCACTGCTTATACGTGGCTTCGATAATCCGTACTCATTACTTGTCCGATAAAATCCGGCATAATTTTCATCCCAAAGTACAGTTCCGGTGCAATAGTTTTCTGGATGTGCATCATCATTGTAATGCTTAACAATATCATTCTCCCAAATCAGATTACCGTTCTTGTCTTTCAGTCCGGTGCACTGGCAGATGGTTTTCACTTGAATATATAAATCATGCGGTATTCCAGTGATGGCATCCCATATCACCCATTCCCCGTTGCCTGCCCGCTTGCCACGGAATAAATATCTATCTTGCATCTTCATTCCTCGCTTTCTTTCTGTAACCATGACAGCGTACAATCTTTACAATCATGGTTAAAATCGCATACCTTGTCACTTTTTAATAAATTCCGCAGGACACATAATAGTGCCATCGCCAACTCTTCGTCCGTCATGCTCCTGATCCGGTCTGCGTTGATCATAGGTACGTAGTGCTCGCAGTCTCTTTCTATGTCCTCATGCGGACAGTCGTTGATTTTCTCGCACCATGAGTACGCATCAAACCCGTTATCCTTTGTTTCTAAATTCTTGCAATTATTACATTTCACCATCTTTTACCTACTTTTCTTGCAAAAATCTCTTGATGACATCAATATCTCTGTCCAGCACGCTTAAATGCTCTTTGTTCATTTTTTGATAGACAATCAAGGGATTCTGTCTTCCTGCCTTTTTCGCTCTTAATACTTCCCATATACCTTTCGGTTCTTCAATCGTCCATCCATCTTTGATAAGCCATTTGCGAAAAGCATATAATTTGTTGCTATGTAATGTGTGTCTATTTGCCATCTTCTTACTCACTTTCCATGTACGGCTCCGGCAGTGGCATCCAGGCTGTGATTTCAATTTCATCATCAACAACATCAGGTTCATAATATCCGTATTCCTTGAGATAATCTTCACATACTACCGAATACCAGTACCATTCCCCCTCGTAGCAGATACCAGTTGCTGTGAGCGGTACATCTTTAATGCTTGCATAATAAGGATCCGGATTGTGGTTTACCCATGTAATATTGACCGGAACATAATCTTCCGGCAGTCTCTCGCTTACCGGAATCCATACCGGCTGATTCTGCAAGGCGGTGATTGCCATTTGTAATGCATCCTCACAGCAATGATCCACTCCTGTTTGTCCGTACAGAGGACATTCTTCACAAACCTCTGAGTACCGTTCACTCTGAGCCTTTAAGCAGTAAATAACTTCTTCTATATCCATCCTTGCTCCTTTCTGGAATCCTCGGCTTGCTCTCCACCATCACTGGATAGCTGCACTCATACGGCTTTGTGCGTCCGATTCTAATAGCATCAGCAACCGGGTGTGTATCCATGTATAGTAAGTCACCGTTCTGAAAGTTTCATGTTCCCTCTCTCATACAGCTACACTCCTTTTTCCGTATGTACTTGCGATTCTGTATACATTGCAAATTTCTCTGTAATATATTTCCTGTGCATGGATATGAGCATCCACACGGTCAAGTTCCGTCTCACACCACTTTGCAAATTCTTCTGTGGACAATGGTGTCTCTGAAACATCGAATTTCTCTCTGTTGTCAATCACAAAACGCACCATGTCAACCGGGATGTGGTTCAAATCCGCAAGAATCTGAATCTGTTTGTCCTTGTCCTCTGCTTTTTCATAGTTCGCCAACAGTTCATATCCTGTCATCTGCATTTATATCACCTCTTATCAAGTTTGATTTCTTTGTCGTAACAACTCTTTTTCGGATTTCCCTCTACTGGGGAAACCATCTTTTTAGGGTCTGTAGTGTATGATCCGTTTAGTTTCACACCTATTTTGCTTTTTTCGTCCATATAGCATGACGGCTTGTAACGATCCGGTGGAATGTAGTTGTGAATGCGCCAGTGTTTTACAAGCATAACACCACTATCGAAAGATAAAAGGAATCTATTGTCTATCAAGGATTTCAAATCATCTTCTGAAGCACCGCACATCCTTATGATTTTCCGTGGGTTGTTTACAAATCCGTCATCATCAGCGTTCATACAGATATGGAAATAAAGCATTTGAGCCGTAGCAGGAATATCCAAAAAAGCATCACTCTCAATTATTTTTGCGCTGAACATTCGTTTTTCTGCCATTTAGAACTCCTTACTCAAAAATAGGCTTCTCAATATAGATCCCGGTGTTTTCCACCAGTTCTCTCCACAAGTCCATGAAATCCTTTCCGTTACATTTATCTCCGGCTTTGTCCATGTGGTCAGAAAACTTATCTTTGAAATTCGTCAGCTTCTTCTTTCCGAAGCCATCTTCCATAAGAATTACCATTCCATATAAGATGTACCTGGTGGACAACTCATTGATAAGGTTGTTGCATCTGACCTGTTCCCGGATGCATTTCTGCGCTACAACCGACTTGTAATGCGGATAATCAGCTTCGGTAAATTCCTTGTACTCAATCGTCCAGTCTGCAAAATCGTTAAGCCTACTCTGTAACTCCGTATAAGGCTCATTCTCGTACTTTTCGTTGTACTCGGTGAATTTACCGCAGAAGTCATAAAGCTTCGTCTGTGAGTATTTGTAGTCTTTCCAGAGTGTATAGCAGAACAGTGTCAGTATTCCGGTGAATGGACTTCTCTCCGCAGACTGCTTCAAAAGTTCTGTCTGCCGCATGATTTTCAAAATATCCTGCGGATTGTCATATCGTTTTGGCATTTTATGTATCACCTCTTTTCAAGTTCTGGCTCTTTCCTTTTGCAATGAGTAGCACCGTATTCTGATTTTCCTACATATTCGTAGCAATCAACACATTTCCATCTACCACTTTGATACGGTTTGTGAGTACGTCCGTTGATTGAGTGCATTGTGTTTGGGTACTCATTCCAACAGCTACAATCGTAATTTTTTTCACTCATGTAATCTTCTCAAATTGCTTTAACAGGCATTCCTTACAAAACTGTACACCGTCAAACTCGTAAAGTTCCTCTACCTCTTCCTTACAATCATCGCAATACAAATGTTTCACATTTATGTTCGGGCACCTATTGCCGAGACATGGATAAGCTTCCGTTGCGCATCCGCAGCATTCACCTTCGTATTTCACCATTTTCTGAAAAACTCCTTTAATTTATTACAGACTTGCTGAAATCTATACTTAAATAAGTATTTTTTAAAAGATTCAGTTCCCTATTGATAGCAAAGATACATAATTTGTTTTTGAGTAGAAAGAGATTCATAAAACTCCTTGTCAGTTTCTTCAACGTATTGTAAAAGTACTTCATAGTCTGTTTTATTCATTACTTTCACCATCCTTTTCTCCATGCAAAAGTTCCATAAACCGAACAAATTGTCTTTGCGACACGGAATTGTTCTGCTTCTCAGGCTTCAAACTGATGACCAGATGCTTGTCGGCAATGTTCGCCAGTTCCCTTGCAAGGTTGATTTTGCCTTGTGCCAGTCCATCACGGTAACCTTTTCCCGGTCGGTACTCTGCGATCTTCTTCTTTCCATCACCTTGACCACCGGCTGTTTTGTTGCGAAGTTGATAACCATCGTCCGCATAACGCTTAATCCAGTACTGCTCCCACTTGTCCAGTTCTCCTACCGGATAATGTAGAAATCCGATTTTCCAACCGTGTATGTTCTCCGCAGAATACAATCCGTGGCTTTTCATGGATAAATCAATGTGCTGGTACCCATTAAGGTGTCCGGAAAGTCTCTGCAAGATATGTACCGCCTGTCCCACATACGCAAAACGAAAACCATCCTCGTCTGTTCTTGTCAGAAAGTAAATTCCACTTCCATCGTCCACGTGTGGATTAACCGCCAGTATTTTTTCACGATTTTTTCTCTCTATGGATTTTGCTTTTGCTATATTCTTCCAATCAGCCAACCACATCACCGCCTTTCAAATGGAATCAAATATCCGTCCGGCAAGGCATTTATAATATTTCTCAATGCCCCATATCCTGTTTTTTGCATATTGACTAAAGCATTGCTTTGACAGGTATTCAGTTCGGATATGTTAGAATCAATGCTCTGCATTATTTCACTTCTTAATTGCGGTGTAAGTGGTCTATAAAATGTGTCAGCCATTCGCACCACCATTTCTGTACTTTTCCAGTTCTGCAATCATGGTCTCTCTGCCAATATCTGCGCTCTCATACCACTCTACCGCATGAAAAACACCGTTAAGATTCTCGCTCAAAACCTCAATTCTGATACTTGCCGACCGGATATACTCAATCAACCGCTGTGTATCTCGTGCTATGTCCTCGTAACCGTACAACTGTAAGTGTTGCACCATAATTTCAAGGTTGGAGATACTTGACGGCTCCATTAGCTCATTGACATCCTTGTAGCACAAATAACCAAAACTTCCACCACTCAAAACGGGCACTCCTTTCCATTCTGTAAAATCCATTCCTTGCCTGCTGCCGCATAGTCCACATTCGCCAATGGAGCAATCTTTTTTACCTCTGCGACACATTCTTTGGCATCAGAATTATCACGGCTTAAATGGCACAATATGACGTTCTGCAGGGCATCTGATTTGTTCGCAATGACAAATTCTTTTACCGTTTCCAGTTCCATATGACCACGGTACACATGGGATTTCTTAGCATCGTTGGAATCCTCTGCAATGTACTTCTTTTGATAGTTACATGAAATAAGGATGTGGTTTACTTCATGGAACCGCCACTTAACAAATTCCGTGTCGGTGACATAAAGCAATTTTCCCATTTCCGGGTGAGTAATCAAAAATCCATAACAAGGGCATTCTGAACCATCAGCGTTGGTATGTGTCCACTTACCATCCAGTGTAGTAAGATCAAATGCCATTATTTTTCCACCAGTAAAGCATATTTCCATAGGTTCTAAACTCTCATATGGCTTAAATACTGGTATTCCCATGTGTTCAAGTTCTGATACGGATAATGAGTGGTCTTTGTGCGTATGGGTGCATATCGCACCCACAACGCACTTAATATCCCAGTTAAGACCACGTTTTATGTCCATGATAGGAAGTCCTGCATCCAGTAAAAGCGTTTCGCCATTATCTGCAGTCAGAAGATAGCAGTTACCGGAAGAACCGGAGCCTAAACATTTCAGTTTCATGTTTCTACCTCAATTTCGTCATCGTTCGGAAACTGAAATATGCAGTTATTTACATATTCAACTTTTGATGGCTCATTGTTCATGGTTTGAACTATAATTCCACTATTTTTCAATTTTTCAAACTGTTTTACCACATCTTCTGTAATTTCAACATTTTGAAAAAGAATCGGCATACCAACGTATGCTTTTCTAAGCATTTCCATAGCTTTCTTCGATTTTTCTTCTTTGGAATATGTAGCTACAACGCCATGCGCAATTTCTGAGGGTCTGGCAATGGTATCTCTTATCGCAACAATGGAATTATCTTTTGTAATTCCAAAGCAAAAATTTTCATATGGAATATCAGTTCTACCGTCCTGTGAAATAATTCTCATGGTGTCCTCCCTACTTAAAGCAATCCGGCGTCTCTGCGCTGGCAATGTCCGTCTCTGCGGTCTGCGGTACTTCCTCAAATGTTGCGTCAGGAAACTCGATAGTGTTTGCATTTGCCTGTACCTCTTCTGCCACAACTTTTTCCACATCAAGTTTCACATCGGAAACATCAGGAAATTCTTCCTGCGCATACAAACCTTGGAATTTATCCGGAAAAGCTTCTCTTAATGCCTGTACAACAGCAACTTTTCTTATCATTGTTGCAGGCTTTTTAGACCATTGACCGTTGATTGTTCCATCTTTTTTTCTTCCAACATATTCATCGAAAGATACTGACTGGTACTCCGGTGTCTCTCTTCCTTTGATAAACACTTTAGCCCAACCTCCTACAATAGATTCGTCCTTAAGGACAAAAGATCCTTCTCTTTCTTCAACGGAACCATCTTTCTTTTGAACAATAATTCCTGCTTTTTTTCCTGCATAATTCGGATTTGCATCGGCTCTTTTTGTAAAAACATCTTTTCCGGTAACAATAGTAGCAGGATCATTGTTTCCAAACTTAATGAGGTATGCTTCTTTCAAAAAAGGATTAAGATGCTGATATCTGCAAAGAGACATAAACATCATTACTTCCTGATCCGATACGTTTCCACCACCGCTTACAAGGTACTTTCTTACCGTTGTTGGGGAAATTTTTACAATTTCCCCATTTGATTCGTATTCCACAATTCCTGTGTTTTCCTGCTTCTTTTCGTCTGCCATATTTCTACCTACCTTTCTACCTTTTTGATGCCGTTAATGTTAATGATGAATACCTGTGTTGTCTTGGGATTCTGAATAAGTGCAAGGCGAAAATTATGCAGCCTGTCATGCTTCGCAATGTTCAAAACCTTTGCAACCATTCCGTCTTCAACAGAAACTCCATTAACAAAATTTTGCCTATAACTTCCAAGTCCACTCCATGTATCGTACGTTGAATAACAACCACCGCTTCGTGTTACCTCTATCATGTCACCGACACGGATTTCGCTGTCATCATCTTCCTGCGATTTTTCTTCCGGTTTGTAGTTTTCAAGGACAACGTACTCTCTGTGCCATAAACCAACATTTTCCTCAGATTTTTTGCAAATACATCCTGATGTCGTAACGCAATTTACTTTGAAAATATCTCCGTTTTTGTAGGGAATCATCCAAGGCATCGCATCAACAATCTTGATGTACTCACCGACTTTAGCTTTTCTCTTAACCTCACGAACACCGTTATCAGGCTTCACATCTTCGCCCATCAGCCGATTAAAAGCCAACTTAGCACCAGTACGGAAATCAAATTCATCAGCAGGATTGCAGTTTGCTTCTGCTTTCTCGCCAGTGGACTTGTCCAGTGCAATCACTTTGTTGTCCTTGCGGTAGATGACGATGGTTTCGTCCTTTATTATTTCTAATTCTTCTTTGCAAAAATACCAACAATGATTTCCAGAGTAAGTTTTGCCACTTCTTGTATACCCATTTCCGTCATGCCCTTTGTTCCAACCATCAAACTTTACAAGAACAAGGTCTTCGTTTCTTAAAAAATCGACTACAATACCTTTTTTCTGATTTATTTTTTCAACTACTCTGTCTCCAACCTTAAATTTATGTTTTTCCATCTTATTCTTCCTCGCTTTCCGGCTCATTCATAAAGCCACTTGCAACTCCCTGATGCACTGTCACATCAGCTTTGTAAATCTCCTTGATGCTTCTAGGCATCACATGGAATGTCACATCCGTATCAGCAATCTTGCCTTTGAATTTCAAGGCTCCACGGTCTGAAAGTCCCAGGTATACACCCACGCAACACTTGTCATCAAAATTGAATATCACGGTGTCACCAGCATTGATAGTTTCTCCTCTTGTTGTCAGAACAGAAATGACTGTCTCTTTCTTAATCTGCATTCTCTTCATTCCTTTCAAACTCTTTCAATTGCTCCGCCAACTTCTTACATTCATCAGCAACATATTCTTCTGAACGAACGACATCGACACCAACAGGAAATTTACTTTCTATCATTTTTTGCATCTGATAAATTTCTTTACGGCTTGGGAATTTCTGTATTGCATAATCCAAATCCGCCTTATCTCCAGCGTGACCGCAATCGAACCCAAACCACCATAAATCACTTTTGATAGGATAATTTGAATTTGTTCCACCACCTGAATATGAAATACCTCCGTGACACTGGAAATATGCTTCAATTCGAATTCTTTCATCTTTATCAATACAAGCACCAAGCAAAGGGAAAATGCCACTTACTTCTCTGCCACAAATATCTGATTTTTTAATTTCAAGATGGTAATCATAATTTTTTCCGTATAACGTATGATTCTTTGGAATGCCAACATATCCGCACCTGTGAGCCATATTTCCAAATATCACAACGCATTTATACCCTACGTGTTCAAACTCACGCTCGACAATGTAGCGTTTCTCTGCTTCATTACTCATTCTTCGCTTCCTCCACTTTCAAACTCGCATCATCACTTCTTCGGAACATAATCAACTGACTGTCAACATCAGGAATCTTCCAAGGGTCAAGGCTCTCGGTATCGTCAACCATGATAGGCAATTCCACACCGCACCGCTTCTGAAACGCATTGCAAATGTCAATCTCCGTCAGAATCCTTGCTCCGTGGTTCATGTTCCGGCTGTAAGGCTCTCCACGGTATGTAAAGTCACAGCATTCCTCCGTGTCACCATTCACAAGAGGTCTAAACATACGAACTGTGCAGAAAGAAAGATACTTGTTCACATCAGCTTCCAGCAGTTCGTTCTTCTTCCGGCTGAATTTCTTTAAAAGGTCAAGCTGTGCCTGCACATCCGTAATCTTCTGTGCAATGTTCTTGCGCTCCTGTTCCAGTTCTGCAATACGCTTATCCACACTCTCGTTAATGCTTACACTCGCCAAAGACTTATCAACCACGGAAATATCCTTGCGTATCTGCTCTTCATCACATTTTAACTGGAATCTAAGAAGATTCATGTCAGTGAATTTGTTCATGGCAGCTTCTTTCTCTGCAATCTGCGACTGGACAGCTTTGTATTCTTCTGTATTGGAAATATCCACGCTTGACGGAATGGAATTTAATGCATTATCAGCAATGGCAATCTCTTTCTCCAAACGCTCCAATTCATCCTCTGTCTTTTTCAGTTCCTCACGCTTATGTTCCAGTTCTGCCTGATCCGCTTTGATATGGTCAGCACAGGAAGAACCCTCTTTGGTAATCAGTTCCAATTCATGTGCCTTATGCGTATCAAACTCCGTTCTTAACTGCTCTTTCTTCTCTTCCGGATATTCCTGTCCACAGTAGGAGCAAATCAAAGAGTTTTCATCAAATTTAAGGCTTTTATTCAAATCCCAACTCTTCTTCAATTCCTGTCTCTTCTGCTCATACTGTGCGATACGCTTTTCCAGTGCCGTGATTTCTTCACGAATGGTATCTGCCTTAAGCAACTCTTTCTGATTCTCATTCTGAACCAGGTTCAGTGCCGTGCGCTTCTCTCTTCTGTCTGCATCCAGTTTTTCATTTGCTTTCTGCTGCAATGCGCTCAACTGACCTTTTAACTCAATAATTCCATCAGAAAGCTTATCGTAGGAAATCATGCTGTTCTGCGTATTTGTCTGCTGCTTAATGTTCTCTGACAGCTTATCCAGTAAAGCTTTCTTTTTCAGTTCCAGATCCGCAAGGTCAATATCCACTCTCTGACGGCTCACCTCGTCAATACGGCTCGGAATTTCATCTAACAGGTCCTGCAAGCCCTTGGTTCCATTTCTTCCCCTTGTGCCGTACAACTGCGTATTGCAACGCTTTTTTAGTTCATCAACCGTGCCATCCTGCAGAACAGTCCTTAATGCTTCAAACTCCGGAAATTGATTGCAAATGTCATCATTACTGTGCTGACCAAACATATCAGCAAGAAGTGCTCTCTGATCCGTGCCACCTTTCAGCAGAAGTGTCATGGCATTGATGCAAAGTGAAAACTTATCTTTTCCGCATACACTCTCTTCCAAAAATGCTTCAAAATCTGCTGCCTTTTTTGGAATATCATTCACATAGTAATCCGTGACATTTCCGGTAAACTCGCCTTTTTTATTGAAGTTCTGACGGCATACTTTTTTCAGAACCTTGTCTGTACCGTCAATCTCCACGGTAACTTCTGCGGTAATATCTCCGTCAATGTCATTGCCGTCCTTATCGTGCGGTCTGATTCCGGTGATCTCTCTGCCGTTCTCGTCACGGCATCCAAAAATATACTGAATTGCTCTTTTGATCGTGGACTTACCTGTTTCATTTACACCGGAAACCTCTGTCCGGTCGTATAAATCAGTGTCCACTACGTTAGAACCATAGAATTTGCAGAAATTCTGCAAAAAGGTGTGTTTAATCCTCATTTTTCCTATCCTCCCAAAGATATAAATACAGTGAATTAACAAACATATAGATTGAGACCGGCTTGTCTGTCTCATTGATCTCCTTGTATAGCTCTGTGCTTGGGTTCATCTTATCAACAACCCACTTGATCGCCCGGTACACGCTTTCCTTGGTTGTGCTGTGTTCCTCTCCGATAATCCGGTAGATTTCAGAAAGTCTTCTGTTCCGGTTCTCAAACATCAGCGTTTCAACCTCGATGATGTACTGGAATCCCGGCAAGTACTGTTTCAGCCCCAGTTCTACCAAGATTTTTCTTATCTTCCTTTCCATTTCCTCACTCCTCCGGCTTTCAGTCTTCTGTTACGTGGATCATGTTGTCCTCTTCGCTGATATACAAGATTCCTGCATCTAACAGTCTTGCAATCAGAATCTCATTCGCACGGACGATGGGGATAATCTGACTTTTCTGCATAAAAATACTCCTTTCCTAACCATTTTTTCTTCCCGGTATTGCGGTTTACAATTCTGTAATAGAATGCTGTTTCACGGTCAACTTCCCATTCTTTCGGACTGTAAAATATCTTTCCGATGCACCCTTTGACGGTAAACCGCTTTTTGGCACTCATACGGTGTCCTCCGCAAGTTTTCCTTGTCTCCACCATGTTACATCATCAAAGCCTTTAGCTGAAAAAGAAGTAGCACCATTAGTCCATGTAAATATTCCCTCATTTTTGAATCTTGCAAAATATCTAGGTTTCCAAGGGGCACTATCGGAATCTCTTACGTACACTTTCGTGTCCACAGGCACTTTCGACCAGTCAACAGGTGGTTCAACATATTCCTGCTCTGCCCATTCTTTGAACCTTTCCCTGCATCTGCTTTTATCACTCCATGCGCAATCGGAACAAAGTATTACATTGCAATCACATAACTTTCCTTCTTTGTCCACAGCTATCTCTATACTATCAAGTGCCATGTCAATAATCTGTTCCGCATACTTCTCTCTGTTCGTCATTTTCCATTCATCCTTTCCAGTTCTGCGCTCCTGGTTAATATCCAGTCTGCGTAATCACTTAATTCTGTCTTTGTAGCTGCGTTCTTCTCTCCGTGGTAAACCATGAGGACAATTCCTACATCACAGTACTTTTCAAACAATTCCGACAAGTAGTCGGCTCCCACATGGATATTGCCGTCCACGGAGTAGATGTCCGTCACTCCCAAACGTTCCATGCGGTCTTTATGCCATCTGTCAGAAATTTGCATCAGACCTTTGCAACCGCCACTTTCCACATCCGGTCTGCCGGAAGATTCTTTCTCGATCATTGCCATAAGCATTTCCGGGCAGATGCCGTATTCCTCACCGTACTTTACACACGATTCCTGCGCTTCCTCGGAGATAAAACTGCCGGTTGGCTGTGCCGTGGATGTAAATGTGATGGAGAGTGCTATTATAATAGGAAGAAACAGCTTTATTGTTGTTCTCATAAAATCCAAAATCTCCTTTTCATATCAAATATTTTATTGCTAACTGGACTATTAAACTGGTTATAGTAGAAACAAATATCGTCCATAGAATTTCCTCGTTTCTAATAAACCAAAACTTTATTTTGATTTTTAAAGGAGCTGATTTACAATGGTTCTTATTTCTCTTCTTTAATATTCTTTTGTCTCTATATAACATAGAGTAGAATCACCCCCGTGAATATTCCTAATAGCCAGAAGAAAACCATAAGGACAACATCAACTATTTTTCTCATACGCAATACCTCATAGCATATCTCCTTACGATATTCTCAAAGATTACTCTCAGTCTTACATTGTCAAAAATAACCGCAATCTTTGTAGTTCCCTCTTTGATAGCTGTTTTTGTGTTGCCTGCATCTTCCATACGCTTGATTTTATTGCCCTGAAGCCTTGCTAAAACACAATGTGCTTCATTTTCCAATTCACCATACATCTGATTGTAAAGTGTCTGATAGTCAATACCGCTCTTTGCGGAAATATTGCGTACCTTTGCATTAATGTCTGCTTTCCAGTCTCCGATAGGCTCTGTGAAAATTTCTTTCATGTTGGTGACTGTACTTTCCAACTTCTGAACCTGTTCAGCTTGTTTCTTCTGTTCCAGTTCCTGTCGTGCCATGCTCTCAGCCAGCGACATAACCATTTGCATCTGTGGCGACAACTGGGAACGGTTAATAACTATTTCTTTTGCTTTTTCCTCAACCCTTGTAAAATATTCTCTTGCCTGTTCTGCTTTCTCTCCACTTCCTTTCATGGAAAGTTTCTTCGCAAAATGAGCGGAAAGTCTATAATCATCTCTCTTCACTCTTCCGCCAGTAGGTGTCTCGACATCAATGTCGAATCGCACCCAATCCTCGTTTTCTGTGGCGAATTCATTTTCTGTAATGTTCGTTTTCGCCCACCGTGAAAATTGCCCCTGTGCTAACTCTAAAAATCGTATAACGCTCTTGCAGTAGTCATTCCGTTTTCATCAATCCCCAGTGCAATCTCAATGGGTGTTTTCATGTTTGATGTTTGTAATTCGTTCATTGTTCTCCTTTCTGTGGTATAATGTTCTAAAAAAACTGGAGGTTTCATATGCTTCTCAAAATCGAAAGAAAAGTACTTAGGAAAACTGTAAAATCTTCTGAATGTTCCATTTCATTGTCTGAAATAGGGAATTACAATGGTGAAGATGTTTACCAAGCATTTTTGTCCTTAAAGGAAAAGGGATATTTCACCATAGTTAGTTCATCCATAAATCGTGAAAAGTTCACATTTACTTTGTCTTCAAAAGGAAGATTCTATAAAGAACATTTATTTCTCTCATTTTTGAGAAATATACTCATACCGTTTGTTGTAGCTTTAATAACTGCAACTGCCACATACCACTTAGAAAAAGTAGCAGATAGCTATTCCGACAGCCGCCCCAGCCAATGCACTTATGAGTTGAACCAATGCAGTGATCCAAGGTTCTAATTTGTCAAGAAGATCTCTCTTCTGGCGGTAAGTCCATTTTTTCATTCATGTTCTCCTTTCGGTTCATGAGAAACAGCATTACAAATGATCGTAAGCTTTTTCTCTTCATCATTCATGGACTTCTCAATTCTTTTCAGAGTACCGTCAATGCTCTTTAAGGTTTTGAGAAGTTCTCTCTCAAATTGGTTTTGCATTTTCTTCCCCCTGCTTCTTAACAGATTCCTCTGCCATCTTCTCTGTCTTGCCGAGAATATATCCCTTGTCGAAATCGGACATATTCGGAATGGCTCTCTTTAACTTCTCAACGATTTTTTTCTCTTTTTCACTCATTCAATTCACTTCCTTTTTGTGATATACTCTCCTTATCTTTTTAATAAGGAGGTGAAATAATTTGGATTCTAAAGAATACGCATCCGCTTATGCTATTGCTAAAATCTGTGGATATACCGGAAGTTTTGATGATTTTAAGAACCTGTACTACCAATACTATTCAGAAATCGTCAATTCTTTGCCGGAAGAAAAACCACAATTAGCAATAGCAGCGGCAACTAACAATCCTTTCCATATCCAGAGCCGTTCCTAAAAGGCGAAATGGCGGTAAGTACTTTGATAGACAAATCAATATTTGTTTCTTCGATTTTCTTATCGCCATCTATAATGCTTTTGTAATCTTCGATAATGTCAAACGCAATGTGCTGTGCCATCTCGTCAATTCCAACAAAACGTGAATCAGCTTTCTGAACTATATTTGCTTTACCGTTTTTGTCTAAAACCACATATCTCTGTTTTTCCATATTCTCACCTCTTTTCTGTTGACCTTGTAAACATATTATAGTCCCTTAGAAACTTTATGTCAACACATTTTTGTTGACTTGGGGACTTTTTGGGTGTATATTATTAGTGAAAGGAGGGATGTAAATGAATGAGAGAATCAAATCTTTGCGAAAGTATTTGAATATGACACAAGATGATTTTTCAAAGCAAATCGGCTTGTCAAGAAACTATATTGCGCAAGTTGAGATAGGCACGAAGACACCATCTGAAAGAACCATATCTGATATTTGCAGAGAGTTTGATGTAAACGAAGAATGGCTCAGAAATGGAACTGGTGAAATGTTTGTTCAGAAATCAAAAGACGAACAAATCTCGGAAATGCTCGGAGAAATTCAAAAGTCCGGTGAAGATACATTTAAGCACCGTCTTGTATCCGCACTGGCTAACTTGGACGAAGATGGATGGAACGCTTTGGAAAAGTTGATTGATTCAATCGCAAAAAAGAACGAATAAGAAAAAGCCAAGGGCAATGCGCAAGTCCTTGGCTCTTTTCCTTTATCTAAGTAATTTTTTAACATAGGCATAAATGCACTCTAACCAGTGTAAATTATCGCAAGCATTGATTAGCTTTGTGATTTCCTCTTTGTAATCTTCTTTCCCCATAGTACACCCCCTAATCTTTCCGCACTTGGTAGCAATACATCACATTATAGAACATACGTTCTTAACAATCAATATATTTGACGCACGTTTTTTATTGTTGTAAAATATCAACAAAAAGAGGACGGTGAAAACGCCAATAAACACCGCCCTCGCCAGAACTTGAAGTCCCTTGAAACAAGGGATGTTACAAGTGTATCATGTGAAAGGGGGATAAAAAACATGATGAAAAAAGACCGAATCAAAGAAATTTCGACACATTTATCAGTCAACCGTACTAATTATATGTTAAGTTTTCGTGGAAATCTCCATGAATTTCTAAATGAGCCGGACATGACGGTTTACAAGCTTGCAGATGAAGCTAATTTGCCTTATTCTACGCTTAATTCACTACTATACGGTAATTCTAACGACACAAAGCTATCGACCGCTGTTGCGCTTGCTAGAGCCTTTGGAATCAGCGTAGATGAGTTGGTAGGCTGTGGTACTATGGAAGATAAGATGTTGGAATCTGTCAAGATATGCCGCAGTCTGCCGGAACACTCTCTGTACCTTATCCGCTACTCCATCCGTCACCAAGATAAAATCTATTCCAGTCTTGAAAAATCACACAAGTATATTTCTGTCCTTAAACCGCAACTTGTGAATGGAATTATAGCCACCACAAACGCTGTAGAACCTATTTGCATAGACAAATTACCGGAAGATATAAAATCCAAGACTTATATCGGTTTGAAAATTCCCTGTGACTACTATATGCCGTTTTATCTGCCAGGGGAAATTATTCTCCTTGCAGCGGATCGTGAGCCGCAAGACGGTGAACGATGTATCGTAACAAGCAATGGTGGGATTTATATTGTCGTGAAAACACATATAATTGAAGACGGTGTAAGAAAATGTAGATATGTTCCTCTTATATCTCCAAACAGCATACTCCCGGAAAATCTTATTGATGACATGATAGGATATGTGGTTGGTTTCGTCAACAATGACGGTGACTGGGGAATCAGATAAATAGATTAAGAGCATGGCTTTTACACCATGCTCTTTTTTGTTGTTATTTCGCAAATATTTTTTTATGACTGCTTCTGTAAATGGCAAGTTAATTGCTCCTGACTATAAATCTGCTGTAGCCATACAATCTAATTACACTTGTATGATTAATGGCTATGTAATTGGAACAATACAGGGTGCAGTGAATGGCTGGGCATCTATCCGATCATCCAAGAATGCAAATTATTTCTTGGCATTGTGTACATCATCAGAAAATCCTATAGCGGTATGTATTCCATTTGCATCAGGAGACTCCGTTATATTTGGATCGAGTGGTACATATAATCTCGCATTTGCACCGGCTAAATAATAAAAGTACCCTTTATCACGCAAGCATTTAGAGTTCCGGTTGTGGAATACTCCTGAAATATACTTCCATTGTACGTCAAGCTTACATTACCAGTGCTAGCAACATCATTTATCACTAAGTACTGACTGGGTATCAATATATTATATTTGGGGTGTAAATCTGCTGGTAGCGTGGCTAATGGAGATCCGTATGGTATAGACCCACTTAAAATGCGGAATCCAAAATCTACAATATTGCCCGTTCTTTTGCAGTGTACAAAATCAGTGGTTACACCTGATGGGAACGTTATATCATAATCTACGGATTTTAACTTGCCATTTACATCACTTAATCCCCCAGTGATAGTACCGTCACCAATAGTCGAAATATCGGTAGTTCCGATAAGGCTTATAAGTGATTTAAGGTTTTTTACAGCCAGTTTAATTTTTCCCAAAATAGATGATAACTTTTCTCCTGTCGTTAATTCATCTAAAGTTGTTGCTTCTTCAAACGCCGCAGTCAAATTACTACCATCACCAGTTTTGGTCAAATAGTTTGTCAAATCTGTTTTTGGAATTTCATCTATTTTTTTATCAACATCGGTTTTGTCATAGTAATTTGTCAAATTAGAAACTGATTTTGTAATGTATCCAACATCATTTTCTAATTCGCTGACTTTTGTAGGTATTCCTCCTGTTTGCTGTTTTGCTTGTTCCATATAATACTTTGCATTATCGGTATCTTCTCCTTCTCTTGTTCCGGTTCCACCTACGGCATAAGATTCAGCCAATACAGATTTTGCATTTGCGGATTGCGCATAAGCAGATGCATTTGCGGATTCTACTCTAATATCTGCTAAATAATTAGGCTGAAGCATATCATCTGTTACTGATCCTGTTTTTATCGAAAAAGAATAAGTCTTATTCTTTCCAGTACCAGTCACGGATACAGCTATGGTTGCAGAATCTTCAAATGTTAATACCGGAATCATAGAACCAATATCAGCTGTAAACTGTGTTCCATCTTCTGTAGTCATGGTAATGATTCCGTCATCAGACATGGAAAAGCCAACAGGTATTTTTTCAATATTAAGGTCAAAAATAATCTTTTCACCGTTGTATTTTGTAATAGTAATAACACCGGTTGTTTCATCCATAGTCCAGTCTGCAATGTTTCCGTTTATTGCAGACTTGTCTACTTTTAAAGCATCCTGTGATATGATACGGTTGTCCAACGCATCAATGGCAGAATCCATTTTATTAAGATTTATTTCATCAATGTCTGTGTTTTCACTGGGGTAATCTTCCCAGTTAATTCTGGTATAAACCTTATTCAACGCCATCTGCAGATACCTCGCTTTCCTCTTTCATAATCTGCATATCTGATAACTGTTTAGTCTCCGAATACACTTCATACAGTACAAGCCTTTTCACCTCGATAGGCAACGGTGTTTGATTTAATACTGTCACAAGGTTGCTTTTTAATTTCTTAATCTCAAAGTTTGCTGCCATATCAATTCTCCCTTACATAGATTTCTTTTCCTTGCTCTTCTGCATATGCATACAGATTTTTGCACAGTTCAGATACCTCATATCCGCTCTGTGCAACCACTGTATCCGACATGTCAATAAGTTGCTTCATAAACTCTTCAAAACCATCTCCATCTTCCGTGCTAAAAAATGTGGCATTGATTTCCGTAAACGTGGAAATTCCAATGGTAAAAGCTATATATTGCTGAATTTCTTGCCTTTCTTCCATTACTTCTTTCATTGTTTTTCCAATAATCGTTTGAAGAATAAATATTTTTTTTACCATAATAAATCTCCTACGTCATAAGTGTGACAATTCCAGATGTTGCAGTGAGCAAACCTCCAAGTGATGAAACTCCTGTAATAAAATTAACATTATGTCCAGGATAATCAGCAACATTGGCTGTTTGTGTTACCAAAGATACATCTGATACGGTTCCATTTATATAATTTTTTGTGACACTTAATGTGGCACTTGTCAGTACTGTCTTACTGCCTAATATTTGAGAAGTTGTTGATATGTTTTTTACATATTGTGAATCATATGTTGCTCCATTTCCTACCACTAAAATTCCGCTTACACTTACCATTGAAGCATCAATAGTAAGATATTGTCCCAATCCTTTTATAGATCCTGTGCTTTGCAATAGTTCGTTATAAAATTTAATTTCACCTGATGATACTTCTGTGTAACTTCCGTCTTCCCCTATAGACTTAAAACTACCAGTCATTACTGCGTTTTTAGCTGTTATAGTTCCATCTGCTGATATGCTACAGTTATCTGCTTCCAATACAAAACGGTTTCCAGAAATACTTACCTGTCCGCTCTCAATGCTCAACTGCGAACTGACATCACCTTTTGAAACTTTCAACTTGATTTGGTCTGCTTGAACTGAGATTGCCGCCGCCAATTCTACTTCTGCATCTATTGCCCTTTTTGCTTCAAGTTCAATCTTTCCAGCTGTCTGTGTAATCTTCGTATCCAGGCCATTCTCTACATCCTTGATTTCAGACCGGGTCTCTTCTACATTCCGTTCTAGTTCATTAGTCTTTCCACGGAGTTGAATTATACTTTTGTTAATTCCATTTACTTGTTCACTGTACTTTGGAGATTTTCCGCTTGCTGATATGGTGTCTTTCGGTTGTTGGATTCCTTTGTATGTTCTACTCAACACATAGCTTTCTATGATTTCTTTAGCCGTATATACATTGACTGCTTCTCCAAGGCTCAAACAAGGATTTCCTATTTTTTCACAGTTATAAGGTCTATATTTTACAACTTTAATAACCTCATACAGATTTCTTGCAACCGTTTCTAGGGCATCTGCACCCATTCCATAAACAAGGAAATTATCTTGCAAAATATAACTGTTGTCGTTCTCGGTAATCTCTGTATCCGGGTAAACTGCACCAATATCATTTTCTGATTGTCTTATCTGCACTTTTGTAACTTTTTTGCAAACAAAATCTTCATATTTAACTGATTTGTATTTTCCACCAGTAACCTTTTCTTTTTCAGAACCTTTTCTAGGGTATAATCCTTTCTGTGGATATAATCCTTTCTGTGGATATAAACCAGATATTATTTCTTTAAGGAAAACATATTCAAATTTTCCATCATGGTTAATGTGACCAAAACATCCATTTATTGAGCAGATTGCTTCCATGACCGTCTGGCCAGAAAGTTCGCTTGGTTTGATTGTTTCTGCCACTTCCATGTTGTCGTTAGGTAATGTGGTTTCTACCTGTTCAACACCAAAATATGCAAAAAAGCTGTCTCTGAACTGCTTTAACTTCAAAGGAAACTTTAATCCGTTATACCAGGAAGATACTTCCGCTTCTCCAATGTCGTATATGGCGTCATATGCCGTCACATTCCTGTAACGCTTATCATCTGTTGGTTTATCGGAAATGACACGGTATTTGCCGAAAACAAACGGTGTGTCAGTATGTCCATTAATCACAGCTGAAACATTTATTTGTTTCCCAATCATGCTTGTGAACACGTTGGAAATTTTGAATTTTAACTGTGATGCATTGCACTGTCCAAATGTAAGGTAATCATCATCACATAGTATTTCTTTTAATTCAAACTGTTCAAAATGGATTTTGCTGTTGGTGATTTTTACAGACTTGTCCTCTGTTTCAATCGTGATTTCCTTTTTGGATGCACTTTTATCAAACAAATCCGCATAGGTATAGTTACTCATTCGCTACACCTCCGACAAATGAAAATTCTATCTGATTGTATTTAATCTCTCCGTCATAAGTTCCGTAGATTGTAGGCTTTATATCAGCCATATATCCATATTGTGTGACATATTGACCTAAAAATGGAATGTATGCCGTGATATTACATCCCTGTTCCGTTGCATCAATAAAGTTTCTTCGTATCCCGGACAGTAACTCTTGCAAATCGTCATCCGTCAGCATCGCAGGCGTTGAAAAATCAACACTTAATGCTTTTAGCTCCACAGCATTTCTATGTACGTATCCATTTGCATCAGTCCACGGGTCTACATCTTGCATATTTACGGCCGGCTGATAACTTTCAGCGGCTATAAATCTTGACTGGTCAATAACGTAATCTCCAATTTTTAAAAGCCATCCTTGATATGCTGACATACGCTCACCGCCTCATTGCATAAAAATAGACAGCACCCATCCAGAGTGCTGTCTGTGTTAAAATACATATACATTCTTGTGTTTTTGGTTAAATTGCTCTTGACCGTATTGTCTTGCGGCAATTCCAATTTGATCTGTTGTTATTCCAAACTCTTTCTCAAGGATTCCTTGCAGTAGCTGATTATTCTGTTTCAGAAGTGCAATTTCCTGTTGTGCCGTGGAATTAATAGCATCTTTGATTCCAGTGATTTCAACTCCACCGGCAACCGCTGTTTTTCCACCTACTGTTCCGGCAATCTCCGGTATACCGTTCTCTCCTGCCATGAACATCGTATATCGGCTTGGAACGTAACCACCTTTTTCAAATGTAGGTATTCTTCCAACACTAATGTGTTGTATATTATTCGGAACTGCGTCACCAATTTTAGGTATTAACCTTGCTGCAGACATCAAACCATTAATAAGGTCTATTGCATTGTTTATCATGGTTTCTATTCCACTTATTACAAGGTTCAAAGGAGCTATTGCAACATTAGCTGCTGTTTTAAATGCTGTTCTAAACGCCGTTGGAATGTTTTCAAGCAATTTATTCCATTTTGTTAGTCCAAACTGCTCTGAAATTTTTTTCCACCAACTTGAAAATCCTGTTTGGTTCCACCATGTTGTAAAAGAAGTCCATTTTTCAGAAAGTGATGACTCTATAGTTTGACCCATTCCTTGCCACTTTTCCTTTGTGAACCAAGGAGATACATTTTCATTAAACCAGTTTCCAACAAGTGGTGCTATATTGATAAGTGCAGATGACAGACCAAAAGTATCTGACATATCTACTTTTGTATTTTTTATTTTATCAATTAGCCAATCAATTTTATCTCCAAAATCATCAAGAGTGCTATGTTTTGGAAGCAACATTGTTCCTGTCAAGAATCTATACAAATCATTATCTGTTATATCTTTGTATAAATCATCCCACGCAGTTTTTAATGTGGTAAAATCAGTATTTTTTAATGTATCAAAAAAACCATTTTCACCAAACCACGTAAAATTGTCGTAGTACTCTGCGTCTTCTGGGAACAATGCTTTCCCTAAAGATTTTCCTACATTAAATCCAATCTCCCAAGTAACCGCAGATATTGCAATTGTCGGAACTATTCCTATACTTGATCCTAGTACTTTGGCTGATAACTTGTCCGATATTTTCCCCCATATGATATCTCCAACACCAGTGAATTTCAAAAGCCCTATTGCTGTCAGAATCGTGGTTTCGATCGGTGCAGCATCAAAACTTCCTTTCCATAGGTCGATTGCCGCATCTATGGCAGTTTTTATGAAATTTCCGGCAGATGTAAATACAGCAGTCCAGTCAATACCAGCAAGAAACTGTCCTATGTTTTGCCCAATCTGATACCAATCTACAGATGCAATAGCATCGGACATCCAGTTAAATATTCCTGTGACAATACCGGATAAATCTTGTCCTGCTTCAAAGAAATCACCATTGAATAAATCTTTGAACAGCTTTTTCACAGGTTCAAGAAGTTTTTCTATCTTATCAGCCCATTCCATAGCTGCGTTCTGCATCTTGTCGAATGCTTCCTGCCATACTTTTTCGTACTCCGCAGTAGCATCCATGATTTCTTTGGTAAGGTCAATTCCTGCTCCACCAGCACCACTTCCGGAACCACTGGATTTTGGCATTGAAATAACTTTCAATTTATCAAATGCTCTGATTCCGCTTTGAGCATTTTTTGCACTTGTACCAACTTTATCAAGTGCATCTGCCGTGTCTTCCAAATCTTCATTGTACCCGGATACACCTTGACCGAATGACGAAAAGTCAATCTTGATTCCCAGCAAATTTGCCACACTGACAAGCAATCTCTTAATTGCAATAACTACACCGTTAATGACAGGAAGTACTTTCTGTAATACCGGAATAAACAACTGCCCCAGTACCATGCCGGCTTCTTTTACGTTGTTGGTAAACTGACGAATCATGTTACTTGGAGAATTAATTGTATTCGCCAAGTCTCCCCATGATACTTTGGACTGGTCTAAGATTGCCAGTAGACGCAACTGCTGTTTCTCTGCTTGTGACATTTCAGATACAGCCTTTTCAATTCCGTATTTGTAAGCATAGGTCTGCAGTGTGGCATTCGTAATATCAATACCATACTTATACAGTGCTCTTGACTGACCAATCAAACCGGACTGTAAATTAGTCGCAACTGTACTGAAATCCACGTTAAACAGGGATGAAATATCCCCGGCAAGCATTGTCATGGACTTTGAAATTGCCGTAGTAACTTCTCCGGTCTGCCCTAAAGAGTTGGTAATAGATGCAAGTTGTGAAGCGTACTGCGTAATCTCCTGTAAATTCAGTCCCAGGTTCTTCATTTCGCTTTCAGAAATCAATCCACCATCTACATCTACTTTCAGACCGGACATTTTACCAAGCAGTTCATTTACACGGCTTCCAAAACTCTGCGCATAATCCTCTGCGTTGTCGTAACCGAATTTTTCAAAATCCTTGCCCCATTCCTTGCCTACTTTGTTAAATGCTACCGTGTAGTAGTTAAATGCTTCGATATAGTCCGTAGTTCCCTCTATGGACTTCCACAGACTTTTAATTCCACGGATCACAAGGAAATATGTTGCGTAGAATCTGCCGAAAGCCGCAGCAAGACTGAATGTGCTTTTCGTGGCTCTTCTTGCGCTTACCGTATAGGTGTTCAGATTACGACCTAAAGAGTTTGCGGCTCTGCCGGATGCCGCACCAGTAGATGCCAGTCCTGCCAGTGCATTTGTCATGCGGATAATGTTCTCACTGACATTCGGAGCGGTTGAAAGAGTTGTAAATAACTGCTTCAAATTCTTTGCCAGTAAAGGAATGTTCGTGATTGCTCTGCCGGATGCAACGCCTCCGAGTCTTGAAATCGAAGATGCTATGCTCGCAATATCCCCTACTCCATCTACTTTTGTTCCTGCCATGTCAGCAGAAAAAGTCTTCAGTGCAGATGAAATTCTGCTTAATCCGCTTGTATCTATTTTCCCCATTCTGTTAATGGAATTTGTCAATGTGGAGATATTCTTAATACCGCTCGTATTCATGGAACTGGCGGCATTTGCGATACTCTGTATGCTATTAGAAATGCTTGTCAGTTTGGATGTATCAATAGACAAGCTTCTCTGAAAATTCGTAAGGCTATTTGCCAACTTATCCAGTGCGTTACTTGCGTTATTCGCATCCGCTTTTATTTTAATCTGCAAAGAATCAATATCTGCCATACCGCACCGCCTTTACCGCAATAAAAAAGGAAGTGTCTGCCACTTCCAAGAAAAAGAGCGGTAAGCTGTGACACCTACCGCTCCTAAAATTACTTTTTGAGATATGCCCTTGTAACCGCACCGACTTTTCCATCTACAGTGATTCCAACACTCTTTTGGAATGCTTTTACTGCATCAGAAGTGGTTTTTCCAAAATATCCGTCAATGTTCGTCTTACCTTTCGCATTTACAGACGGCATAAAGCCTTTCCTTACAAGTTCGTACTGCACCCACTTGACATCATTTCCCTTCATCATTGCCAGACGCTTGTAATAAAGAAGTCTTTCCGGCTCTGTATAAGGGTTTCTATAGCTTGTAGAATCCTCATATACGGCATCTAACTCCTTGTACCATACATTCATGTCTACATTGCCTACAATGCCGCCTACACGACCTTTAGAAGTATACTGCCAGCCTACCATGTTCGGTACTTGCGGTTGATACTTCACATTACACTTGCCGTTATTCTTGCCGTACCGTGCGATCCACATGGGATAACTCACACCGCCATAAGGCTTAATGTATGTCTTGTAAAAACTTTCCCCAGTGTACACACCGAACTGCAATCCTGCATCAGTAATAACCTTGCCGTAAGCATTGATAATGGAAATAATATTTTTGCCAAGACCTTTCATAACGGCATCTTCAACATCAAGATATACTGTCACTTTTCTGCCATTAAGAATAGTAAGCACTCTTCTTGCATCAGATCGTGATTTTGCAACCGTTGTAATATATCCGTATTCATATACTCCGTGCACATGGACATTGTGCTCTTTACAACCTTTCCAGTTCTCTTCAAACTTCTTGTCCGGGTTCAAATCCTTACGGATGACTTTCAAAATAGCAAAATCAATACCGTTCTGTTTTACCGCCCACCAGTTAATCGTCCCCTGGTATGATGACACATCAATTCCTGTTAAACTCATGCTTATTTCTCCTTTTTTGGGTGTGATAATTCAAAATTAGCCTGCATTGCCATAAGTCCTGCGAGGAACGCTTTTCTTTGCTTCTGAATTTCTTTTTCATTATTAGCAATGTCCGCACGTTCCATAATAGGCTTGTCAATATACTTCGATTGTGCTTTTCTACCGTTTAGGCAATGGTCTATTGCAAATATTAATGCAGATATTCCATAATCTCCACACCGTTGCCATGAATTCCTATCTTCTTCCTCTTTTTTGAGTTTATATCCTTTGTAACACCACTCTAATTTTTTAGGATTCAGATGTTTGAACTCTTCTATCGAAATTCCCATGGAAAAAGCAAATGGAAAATATTCTTCCCATATTATTTTGTGCCAGTCGATTTCTTCTTGTGATCCTGTGGCATCTTCGTTACCTTGCTGTCCTCTTTCTCCATCTCTTCCTTGGTCTGCGTCATCATTTCCGTCAGACCCGACAGTTCGAAAAAACCGTCTTCTTCCATACAATCTGTCAGTTCTCCATACAGCTTCACAAAAGAAAGGCCGTTTGCTTTCATGTATTCTTTCATTAAAGCATTGGATTCATCCGGTGTAATACCTTCATGGTTTTCGATAAGACCAGCATAAAAAGCCGTTTTGCATACATGAGGAAATTCTGCAAGCATATATCCGCTACCATCTACAATTTCTTCTGGCGTGGGATTCTGTACATTTTTTGCCTTTTTAGCTACATAGCCACCGGAAAGCATAAGAAACATCTTTTGAATCAAATCCTTGCACTCCACAGCACCGAATCCAAACTCTAAAGTATATTCAACATCATTAACTAAAATCTTCTTCATAAAAACATATCCTTTCCCCAACATTTGTTGGAAAGGAGCCGCCCGAAGACGGCTCTCTTTTTGCTAAATCAATGTTTCGTCTACCGCTTCATCAAAGTCAGCCACGGCAGTGTTATTTGTTTCTGACTGACTTTCTATTCCCCCGTTGTAAGTGCAACAGTAGAATCCAAACCTTTGTATTCCTCAATGGTAAGGTTCATTTCAATCGTCAGAAGTTCGTTCTGTCCGATTTCGGGTTGTGGAATCTGCTCGGGCGGCTGTGCAACAACGAAGAAAGATTTATCTTCTCCGGGAATAACGGTTTCAAACCACATTCTATTTCCACCAGTAAGAGCTTTATAGGCTGTGATAAGTGCAGTCCATTCATCAACAGTCTCTGATGTAAAGTTGACTGTGACTGCAAAAGAACCGCCAGTATCTGCACGACCTTTTACATATCTGGTGATTGCATCTTCTAACGCAGAAGCATCAATCTGCTCCGGCTCAATGCTGATGCCGCCAATGGCATTGATTCTTGTAAGTTGCTTAAAACTTGTAGGTTTTGTTCCGGCGGTTGTCTCTGTACCATATCCGAAAGTAATACCCAAAGTAGAAATTCCGGCTGCTGCCATAATTTATACCTCCTTAAATTTGCATAAAAAAATAGAGCCATCTGGCTCTAATAGTTACAATTTATCATCAGCACCTACGCTTCTTCTGAACCGTGCAGTGCTTCTGTATGTGTCCTGCGAAGTATTATTGAACTCTGGCATGGAAGTTATTTGAAATCGCAGACGTTTGAAAAGTCCGGCAACCGTAGCCATGATAGCTTCGGCTTCTTCTTGACTTTTGTTGGTTATCACATCCACTTGGTACGATGCTGTGATTCCATTAACAGACCGTCCTTCAAGGTCTTGTCCTGTCTCTGTGAACGGCATAGCATGAAAGTACACCGTAGGGAATGTAGGGTCTGACAAATCCTTGCTTTTGTCCGTCACATAAGCTTTAGGATGGCTCTGTGGTATCTTCATTTTTAAGTATGATGCAATCTTGACTTTGAAGTCTGATACCCATTGATATTCATTAACCGCCATTTCCAAACACCACCTTTGCTGTCTGTAATACAATTTTACGAAGTTCTATTGCAGTCAGGTACATAAAAGGTCTTGAAGGCATACCTTTTGTTATATGAAGTTTTCTGTCATCTCCGATATAACTCCAGTAGTATTCTCCGGCTTTCACATAAGTGCTTCCATGCACTTCAATGTCTTGTAATGCTTGCCGAATTGTTTTACCGGAGTTGTATTTCCATGTAACACCTTCCGGCAAAGGATATGGATATTCTTTCTTTCCACCAATGCTACCAAGAGTACCAAACTCAACGAAAAGCGCATGGTCTGTACCGGCAACCACCGACCAAACACCGCCACCCTTTACAGAGCCAACGTATTCCGCATGAATGCTTTGCAAAAGTTCTGATGTAAAGATAGCATCAAGGTCAGCAATCTGCACTCTAGCAATCTCTACGCCCTTTTCTGCCAGCGTTTCTGCCAGTAGTCTACATTTATACTCTAAACTATTTTCATAGTCTCTAAGAGCCTTTACAGCCGCTTGTATGGACTTTGGGTCAAACAGGTTAATGTTGATTGTCTTTCCCATATCACTTCACCGTCTTTTGCAACAAAAACAAATCTGCTGTCAGTCCCTCATCTGCAACGCCTTTGACAACATAGTCCGCAGTCTTGCTGTCCACAAGTCCGTCATCGTCACGACCTACTTCTGACTTCTTCCAGATAACATCCCCTGCCTTAATCGGCAAATAGCCCTTGTCGGTCACAATCTGACAATACGAACTGGAATCATCAATACCAAATTCTTTTACCAGTACTTCCGACAGCTTATTACTGATGTTGGCAGAAAAAAGGACGGGTTCAGAATATCCAGTAGTTTCTCTCAAAACCACTGGAATCCTTTCTCCGTCCATCTCGATGTACTTTATTGCTCCGTTTTCGTCCCGGTCATAAATCGTGACTTTTTCTCCCTGCCGTGAGTACTTCATTTCCTGCTTGTTAATGTCAAGCATCTTTCTTCACCTGCTTGTAAATCTGATTTACACCAGTGCTTGCCAAACCGGAAACAATTCCGACCGCAATCGCATTCAGCACATCATTTGCCGGGAAATCCGGAATAACATACATTCCTACTACTCCGAGAATGCCACCTACAATGCCAACAACAACCGGGATGTAGTTATCCTTAATAACCGGAATCAGCTTCGCTCCAATACCGGCAAGATAGCAAATAACCACGATTGCAACACAAGTTCCTACCTGTGAAAAATCCATCATTCCTTACCTCCGTTCTCTTTAATGTTAAGTCTTTCCTCAATTCCATCAAGTCTATGATGTGCAGATGCCGTACTGGCTTCAACCTTTGTCAGCTTCTGTTCATGCTCTGCAAGCTCTTTCTTCATCTCTGAACGCTCGCTTTTCATTTCATTGATAGTATCAAGGATGGTGTCCAGTTTCATGTTGATGCGTGTGTTTTCTTTCACACGTTCCTCAATATCCTTTGTGTCTGTTCTTTTGCTGTTTTTCAGACCAATGTAGACGGAAAAACCGAGTGATAACACGCTTATAATGATTGCTGTAGATAACTCTATAGTCACATCATATACCGCCTTCCTAGTTTGTTGGCACACCGCCCACCACCCTTAAAGTGTGCCGCCTGCAACCTTATTACTGGAATCAGTAACATGGTCACGCACAATCTTCTAAACCCCTCGATTTCGATGGGGTTATAAAACTTTTGCAAATGGAAATACGCCAACAAACAGATCCTCACGGTCTCTCCATTTTCTCGACACTCCATTCTCTGAATAGCTTGCCATGAAGTTTTCACCGGCTTGCGATCTGTCATACACAACAAGATTAACAACCACGGACTGAAATTTTTCAATATCCGCGGAAATCTTCTCTTCCGTGTAGCTTTCCGGGTACATTCTTTTTGCTCTGATGTCGGCTTCTGCTTGACTGATAAGCTGTTCCAAAAAAGGATTTTCTTCCAAATGGTCAAACACGACCTCGGAGCTTTCAGAATCACTTTTAGAATCAATATGAAATTGTTTCAGACGGATTTTTACTTGCTCCAAAGTCGTATATTCTGCCATGTGCTACCTCTTATTCATCCTTTGCAGTTACCGTAGTAATGCCTGCCTTTACTGCTCTGTAATTAGGATCACACTCGATAATCATAATTTCCTTGCCGGTTGTTGCTTCAATTTCAGAAGTGCCATCCCAAGTAGCATACGTCTTTACATTTCCAAGATAAGAAGGTAATTTACAATCATCTGCTACCTTGTATTTGTAAGAATTGTCGCCGCTTTTTGCAGGGGAAACGCTTACTTTCGTGTATCCATTAGTTGTTTGGCTTGCAGTGCTGTTCACTACCAATGTATCCAAACCGCTTTCTCCTTCGGTTAAAGTACCGATTACGATTCCATAAGGGTTAGGAATTACAGGAATAAACACGCCACTAGCCTTAGTCCACTCAGCAACCGGATCGGGAGTTGCCCACTGGGAAATAGTAATGAATTGCTTTTTGGACAGGCTTGTAAATGCGCTTGCCTTTTCTTCTTCCGGAGTTACGCCCCAAAGTCCAGTACCAATCTTTCCGTTTCCAGTAGATACATAAAGAGTAAATACATTATCCGGTAAAAATCTCTTGGGAGTTCTCGTTGTATTTTCCTTGTTGGCAATTCCGTACATATCATCATCAATTACCATGTTCAGACCATACAGGCTAAGTAACAGATTTGCCACTTCTGCCGGAGTAATTGCCATTCCAACGAAATTAACTCCCTTAATAGCTTTCATGATTCCTTCATTCTTAAGCATATAAGAGCGCATTTTGGTAGAAGTCAGTGCGATATTGACAACATATCCTTTGTCAAGAGCCATCTGAACCATGTCTGCAATATCTCCAAGGATATCATGGGTAGGATCTTCCCAGCCTTTCAGTGCCTTGAACTTATTTACTTTGAAGTCAATAGCAAAATTGAGACCATTTTCGTTAATAGTCATCTTACCAGTAGACATAACCTCCATTTTTGCGATTTCAGTTCTTGTCTTAACAGAATCAGAAAGCCGACCCATATCGTCATATACATAGTCAATCAGGTTGCTTTCTCTTACGCCATGATTCAGCAACTGGCGTAATCTTTCAGACTGGTTGATTTTTTCCTTGATCAGCAGCTTTTCTACGCTTACTTTTTCGAATCCAGGTCTTACACCAATAGCAGCCTCGGTATCAAATGCGTGTACCATTGCTGCGGTAGGAAGATCCATTCCCTCGGAAAGTCTTTCGTACTCTGCTTCAAGGTTCTCGGTCTTGATATCAGGGAAAAGTCGATCACCTACATAATTTCTTGCTATAGAATAGTTCTGTGAAAAGTCCAGTCTATCCTTATCTGTAATCATTGTTAATACACTAGGCATACTGTTCTTACCTCCGTAATTTAATCAAAGTAAATGCCGCTTGCTTTAAGTGCGGTTTCGGCATTGGTATCTACTGTAACAGGCAAATTTGCCTTAATAACACGGCCTGCAATAATTACAGAAATAGGCTTCTTTTCGTCATCTGTAATATCAACATCCTCAAACACAATTCCCTTCGCAGAAGCGTTATTTGTTGGAACCACAGTTCCTGCCTTGATGATCTTCTTATCATCTACCTGTGTTGCCATTGCTTGTGTTCCCTCAAAAGTTTTTAACACAAGTCCGACTTCACTTGCTAAAATATTTACACCAGAAGTGTAAGTAGTGGTTTTCATGTAAGCCATAACGTTTATACCTCCTTGCTTACTGTTCGATTACATAGCGCTGATTATATTTCTTTGCCATTTCAGCACCTTTACTTTCAGTTCCATTACCACCGCCAGAACTACCACCGCCCGGATTTGTGGTTCCGTTTGCGATTTCCTGCTCTTTAGCCTGTGCCGCAGCAGTCTCTTTATCAGAGATAATTTTTCCGAGTACTTCGTAGTCAAAACTGCCGTCATCCTTGATAACCTGTGATGCCTGTTCAGCAGAAATGTTAAACTTGGATGCCGCATTGCTTCTCTGATCCGCAATAGCCTGTGTCTTTTCAAGTTCTGCGATTTTTGCATTTGCAGTTTCCAAAGCTTTATTAGCTTTTTCAATTTCAGAAAGATTTCCGGCTTCAAGTTCATCAATCTTTTTCTGTAACTCATCTGCACTATCAGCCTTAGCCTTGTATTGTCCTGCCTTTGTTTTTTCTCTTGCAACTTCCGAATTGTTCTGATTCAAAAGATTTGTAATCTGTTCGTCCGTAGCTTCGGGAAAAAGTTTTAATACGTCTTCTCGTGTCATAAATTACCTCCGTTAAACTCACGCTTTTGTTACCGCAGGTCGCTCCTGCTGAGTCTCTGCTATTTACCGCATAGCTGCAAATTTTATAAAATAAAAACAGCTACCTATTTCTAGGCAACTGTCTTATTTTGCATTTGTTTTACAATTTCTTGTGCTTTCGCCATCTGCTCTTCTATATTGATAATGTCAGCAGTTTTCCACAGTGCATCAAGGTAAGGTTTGGAAAGGTTGAAAGTCTTTTCACAATCTCCCCAAAGTCCAACCGTTTTGATTGCAATAAGAGGATGAATACCACACTGCAGAAGTTGCAGTAATGTCTGCGACTTCGTATACATATTATCTTGTGGACTGTGGTTGATCTGCACATCAAAATCTCTAAGAGTGATTTTCAGATCCTCTTTCTTAATGCGGATAACATTCAGCGCAACCTTGGCCAGTCTCTTCTCTGCTGTCTTAACAACCGGATCCTTAAGCCTTGCTCTTGATTTTGAAAAATCCCATCCGTTTCTCAGTTCAACCGCACCCTGCGTATCACCGCCAGTGTTTCCTTGCTTGTTCGGTATTCCCAAAATTGAAAGTGCGCTGTCTGTTAAATCATCCTTGGAAACCTGTGTCTGCGTTTGGTCAAGTTCCTGTGACATCACATCAACATCAGACTTGTTATCCTTGTTAATGGACTTTACAACCAATGCATGGTTCATTTTCATTTTTTTGAACTCTTCTTCGTCAATCTCGCAGTTTACAAATTTGTACCATGCCTGTATAAACTGTTCTATACCATCCATTCTGTTTGACTGCGTATTATTGATTGCATCCAACAGATCTATAACAAGTTCAATATCAGACAACCGCTCATGGTTGTTCGGAAATTCTACAATCGGAATACCACCAAATCCGTGAATTTTCCATGTATCAGTAACAACCGCACTGTTTTTTATCTTACATTCACAGGATTCCGTGTAGCAAAGTTTGTACCACTCTCCATTTTCATCTTTTAATTCCTGTACCGCCAAAATCGGTTCTTCGGAACTGCGGTTGTAAATGACAAACGTGTTCAGAGGATTAGGTGCAACCACACGTATAGGCACATCTCCATTCACAATCTGAATAGCTTTGAATGATGTTCCGGTTGCCGACTGCCATTCACCAGCTTTTATGTCTTTCTCATGCTTATTTGCATCTGCTAAGTAATCATTTAGTTCATCTACTGCCTTATTTACAGCTTCATCATCTTTTCTGCTGACAAACTGAATAGGCTCTCCGTAAGTCTGAGCGACCTTGAATTGCACCCATTCAAAAGAATGGTTCTCTACTACTCGATTGGTGATATCCTCATTTGAAATCTTTGTTCTGTATAGTACCGGCTGGTCTCCTTTGTAGTACTCCCACAAGTACTTGATAACTGGCTTATTGTAATAAAAAACACCGATGCAATCACCGATAACCTTTACAATGTTGTCTTCGGTTATCTGCTCCACATCCGTATATGCAATTTTTCTACCGTGACAACCCTTTACAAGGTCTTGAAATTTCATAGTGTTCATATTTTCACCTACATAAATGTCATTCCGCTGCTTTGGTCTCTTTTTGGAAGTTTCTTGATCTCACGTTCTCCGGTTTCCGTATGGTAAACAACCATCTTATTGCAATTCCGGCATTTATATGTCTTGTCGATGTGTGATTTTGAACTGCATTCACCGACCAACCGTCCGCATTCCGGACAGTACACTCTAATTTTTTGATTAAAAATCATAAATACCTCTTTTCTGCGCACAAAAATACCGCCCTTGCTGATAAGAGCGGTACTTCTGTAGTCTTCACATGATCTGAGGAGGAAATGAAAAATATCTTGGAATCTTTCTGCATCTTAATAGTATCACGGAAAAATCGGACATATCGGACAAGTTTATATGGAACTATACGATTTCGTATGTTTTTTCAAATATGTCAGGCTTACATGGATAAAGTTCTCCATTTACACCTTTGATAATATAATCACCAATGTTTGCTTTCATATCTCCTTCCAAAGTTTTAATGAAACATTCATCTTCATTATTAAAATAAATATTTCCGTCATCATAAGCAGATATTCCCCATTCTGGTACACCTCTACAATTTGCTCCAATCTTCATAAAATCTTCGCAATATTCAAATGCTTCAATTACAACAGGTTTCTTTCTATATTTTGCCATTTTTATACCTCCGTATTATTTTAATTTGCCATATAGCGGTCAAATGCTTTTCTCACGCTATCCTCTGTGTTTCCACCACCGATTCTATCAGCAACCTTGTTCCATGATAATTTTTCAACAAAACGTAAATTGATGATCCGTCTTATACGGCTGTCCTGAACGCTTGCAATAAATTCTTCGACTTCATTATTTTTTTGCAGTAAATCGTCCTCTAAAAGCTGTAAAGTAGCCTTTCTGGAATAAAGCAGTGTCCGTTTTCTGCTGTACTCTGGATAAGGGAATCCTTCAATACGAAAATGTTCAGTGCCGCCGCATCCACCTGATACGCTGTCAACAACATTCCCATCAGATTCAATTTTTCTGATATCCGATTCAAGTTTTTTAATCTTCTGCTGTACTTCTTTGATTTCTTCCTGTAAATCTATGTATTGAGACAAAACATCTTTAGTCACCATAATCAATACCTCCGTCCGAAAGAGAATGGGTTTTGAATTGCTTCTACTTTTGCTACCCTGTTTCCGTTTGTAATTCGCAATGCAAAGTTTGAAAATACATCAGGCACATCATCTAACTGTTTTTTCCCTGAAACAGAATACCTTTTCAGTAACGACATCATTACACCGTATGGTTCGTTAGGCTTATACAATGATTGATCCTTGAATATTACATGTTGTAAAATCCAGTTAGAACACTGGAAAATTCTTGCTTCTTTGTTTGTCTCTGTCGGTGTGTCTGTGATGTTGCATATCCATCCTTTACTCTCTACACGCTTATTTACTTCCATTGCCACACGGTCACCGCCGGCATTACGCTCAAATTCGCACTCTTGTACTTTATTATTAACAAGTACATTTGCAGCATTTTCATACTGCATCTCATAATCCGCAGTATTGTCGCAAACAGCATCCACGCAGTAATAATCTTCTCCGTACTTTTGCAATACCGGAAGAACAAAAAAGTCGGTTCCTTTTCCCTTGGTATCGCATTGCCCGGTAATAATTTCCGGTTCCCCATGTGGCAGATTAAGATAACGTCTGATTTTTTCTTCCGGAAATAACAATCCCTCACGTTCAATAGGCTCTTGCTTGTAAAGACACCTATAAGAGATTTCATCCATGAGTAATTGTTGATCTTCAAAAAAAGCAACCGTAAATCCGGAAAATTCGTAGTCAAAATTGCTTAATCCTGTTTTTGGGTCAATATCCGGAACTGCAATTACTTTTACTCTCGGATTCCCTTCATACATATTTTGGATCCGACCGATTACATCATTTACGCTCCACCTGGTAGCAATATGGATCTCTTTGCAATTCTTTCCGTCAGTATCTTGTGTCTTTCTTTGTCTTGCATCTACCGCATACTTGTCCCACAATTTATCCAAAATTATAGGATTCATAGCTTCTTCGATGCCACCGATCATGTCATCTACGAGCAAAAACTTTGATGCACGTACTTTACCAGCATTTTTACTTCCTACGGATGTACACTGAACGGATGGAAATGGTTTATATTTGCCGATGTTAAACTGCTCCATTTTTGCGTTAGTACTGGTAACAGAAAGATTTGGGAAAATTTCATTCCAAGTGTACTCGTCAGAATTTGTACAAATATCGTACACACCGTCATAGTACATACGTGTAATGTCTCCACTGTGAGAGTAAAAAAGGTTGAAATCTCTCGGAAACCATCCGGCAACCAACGCATTTAGCATTTTCTCGACTGTGGTTTTTCCAGCACCAGGGATAAGAGACACGCAGAGAATGTCGTATTTATCATCAATCATGCCTTGAATGGCATCCATGAGACCGATTTTAAGAAATTGCTTTCTACGTGGCATATAGAACCGCTCTCTAGGTTCTCTTTTCTTTTCCAAATAGCGGTATGCACTGTCCACAACTTTATTTTGTGCTTCTAGTAAAAGAACATCGTACAATTTATCTGTCAGAGAATAATGTGTCTTGTTTGCGAAGGAATACTTTTCTAAATCCCATATGGTTCCTCCGGTTCTTTCCATGCAGAAACGCTCTACAATGCCTTTAGAACGGTTTGTTATATGTAAGCCATAAGTTATATCCTTTTCACCGTTTATAGCCACTCTGCAGGCTTCTATATACGCATCAATGACCTGTTCATCAATTCCCTTTCGCTGTATGTAATTGTCATAACTGTTTACTGCCGATATAAGGCTCTGACTTGCCAAAAGAAAAAGCACCTCCACGCTGTCGCAGAGATGCTTATAGACCTCTGCCTATAATTGTTCTAGGTTAGCACCGCAAGTCTTTTATGCGGCGGTTTTGATATTTTATGATTGTTCTCCGTAATAAAATCCAGTCAATTCATAAAATTTTTTAGGATAAATTATGTAACTGTACTGGCTACTTCCAGGTCTTTTATAAGCTATTCCCCAATCAACAAGCTTATTCTGCAATAACAAACGTACTGTCTGAGCATCAACGTTCAGAGCCTTTGCAGCAACTGCCACTGGAATATTAGCTTTCTTAAATACAAGATTGTCCATCGCTGGTTTTCCTTTCCCTTTCTGAAAGAATCTTTTTGTAAGAATCTTCGTCTGTCTCTTGCTCAGATTTTAAAAAATCACATATGTATGCAAAATCACGCAAAAATCTTCCATTGTTTCTATATGATACATATGATTTGTTCTTTGTCAAATCATAAATTTTTGTAACTAATAAACCTTGGATTTTACTGTATACTTTTCTATATTGTTTTTCTGAAAGATTTGGAAAATATTCCCTTAACATTTTAAATGCGCATTCGTAATAACTTTCATTTGCAATACTCTTATATTTTTCAGCGTTTTTTTTTGCTATTCTTTTTATGTAACATTTAACAATAAATTTCTCAAATTTTTCTATAATCATATCAAATTTCTTCCTTTCAAATTGTGTAAGTCTTGTCTTTTGGCTTGACTTTCCCTTTTTCTTTTCCTTTTTCGTAGTTTTTTATAAACGTAATTTTTCCACTCTTATAATGTCTGTAATGTCCTCTAACGCTCCAGCAAGGACATTTTATCTTATGGCTGTTATTTTTAATGCTACATAATCCGTTTTCGTTGACATAATCAACAATTTCATCAAGTAAATAAATCTTATTTTCTCTTCTTACTTTACTTTCGGCTTTTTGTGTGTTAGGAATTTTAGTGTTTTTCGGTCTTTCTGTTCTTTCTCTCGGTGTGTTCATTATGTACAGCATTGTCCTCAAAACAATTCCACCAAGTTCATGTCCGATTTCAAGATATTTATTTTCAATTTTATTACAGTATACATTGTATCCGCAATTCATCTTATCGTTCAATTCTATTCGATATACAACGTCTTGTATCCATTCTCCAAAATAATTCACAAGATAAAATTCTAATTTTTCAACAAAATGGTCGAAAAATACTGTAAATCCAAGAATTATGTTATTGCTTTCTGTATACATGAGTGCAAATTCATCATAAATAAAATTTTCTAATGAACCTTCAAATTCTTCATTAAACATTTTATGGTCAGACGGTATCTGAATTATATTCATTCTATTGCTCCTAAACCGATAATCCTCTACATTTAACTTTCTAGATTAGCGGCTGAATCGGTATTCAGTCGGTCAATTTAATTTTGTTATCATGACTATTTAATTCTTCGCATAAACACTTAGCAACATCTATAAAAGGTTGTGGATGTTCCACTCTGGCTAATGCTTCCTCGAATGTGTAATTTCCTTTGTAGTCCATAATAATTCCGACAGCTTCATACTTATTAAGGTTAACTCCTAAAAATCTATCGCTAACCGTATTCCATATTGCATATAAACTGTCTACATCATCTTGCAAGGCAACTATCAACATTATTTCACCCCGATTCTATTAATTTTCCCACATTTCGGGCATTTGATTTCAGCCTGTCCGTTAAATTTGCCTAAAAGGCGGTTGCACTTGCTGCAACGTGCATCTGTCAAATAATGCTGACGTTTCCACTCTTCAATCAATTGATATATAAAATCTCTTCCAACGTTTCTTGGTGGAATGTGACACAATGGTAAGTTTCTTTTCTCACATTCCTCGTATTCTCGAATTGACTGTTTTTGAAATTCAGATAACGGAAATGGTGCAATCTTCTCTGCAAACTCAACCAAAGACATTTCACTATCCTGCTTAATTTCTCGCTGAGATGCGTCATATTCCAACTGTTAAGTTAATTCATCTGTTATTGATTCCATTAATTCTGCCATGCTCATTCTTCAATACTCCTATCAAATCATGCATTTGAATCAGTAGTTTTTAAATATTCAACGAACTGTGCCCAAGCCTGTTCGCATGTTAAATCGCCAACAGGATTTTGAACATAGTATTCTTGGAAATATTCCCGGGCCTTTTCTTTTTCATCTTCGGAATATGAATCCCATTTAGAAACTCCTGATTTCTTTTTGAAAAATTCGCACTCATGTTCACTGTCAGCAAATCCAGCACCAGGAATCCATTTTTCCGGATGGTTGCACATTTCAGCCATCCCTACAACTTCGTTTCTATCAAATCCAAGGTAAGCACAATCATGACACGTCATTCCTCCACCAGCTTTCTGCCGCACATGGGGCAAAACTCAATTTTAAAATATCCCATAGTTGCTGCATTTGCAAAAATAACAATACCAGGTTTATTGTCTCTGACATTTTTCAAAATCTGTGCTTCTGTCAAATTTGTTTCATTCGCACATTTATAAATTTTAATGTCTGCTCCGCAGATTGTATTTTCGTCATGCCAGTTTTCACAAAATTTACACATGCTTATTTTTCAACCTCTCCATTAACCGTTCACATTTATCAATATTTTCGCAAGTAATGTTGTTTAAGTATTTTTCGTTTTTGTTAGATACTTTTGTTATATTCATTTGTATCAGTTTCGGTTCAAAATCTTTACAATACTGACAACAATCTCGAAGAATAAGGTGAAATCCATTCATGCAAAATTCCTCCGTAACCCATGCAGACGGAATCGAACCGCCGACACACATCCTATGCGGATGCCGCTCTTCCACTGGAGCTATACATGGGAATCGCACCGTAAAAACCTTTTATGGCTTGCGCTTGCCATAACCAAAGATGCATCGCCTACTTGTCACTGACTATCCACAATCTCACAGTCTTGTCTGTTCTCTACTTCATAGGCTTGGTTTTCGCTAAACATATGTGGCTTACGTTTTAGCTAGGGAATAGTTGCCGTGGGAGTTGAACCCACCCGACCCAAACAAGGTACGACTACTTTTGAATCTGCAAATTCTACTCGCAGAAGTGTTTTTCGTTGACCGATAATGAGCAACTACTATCCATACATCTCCCATCGACCTGAACTATTGCAGTAGTGCCAGACTAAGTGGAGATAAAGATAAAGTTGGGATGATGGGACTTGAACCCACAGCCTATGCCTTAGAAGGACACTGCTCTTTCCATTTGCGCTACATCCCAGTGATCGGTACGAGATTCGAACTCGCGTTACCACCGTGAAAGGGTGGTGTCTTACCACTTGACTAACCGATCATGTGCGTTTCCATAAGCTGTATGCCTACATTTAAGGCGCTGACACAGCGCAACACTTATAGCTATTTTTATTTTCGCAGGGCATCCGCCAGTTACCTGCTAGCCGGTTGCGATCCGACATCGTGGGGAAAGAAGGAGTCGAACCTTCGATGTTTCTAATGTCACGGTTTTACAGACCGCTGCAATCGCCACTATGCGCATTTCCCCAAAACCTGTGCCGTATAACCACGACTAAACTTCTGGCACACCTATCTGCTACCTACCGATTATTGCAATCACGGTATCGTCTTATCGACGCAGATAAAGTTTTTCACCGCTATATGGTTGCAATGCTTCAAGCGGTTACGTGGAAAACCCTCACGAGCCTTGCGACGGCTCTTAACAGCATTCCGCTATGAGGGGAAAGGAGTGTCTCCAATGGAAAAGTATGGAAGACAATTCGCAGATGGCAAAGACCGAAAGAAGAAAACATCTGCGAAACAGGACTACCAGGATTCGGACCTGGGAATGCAGCAGTCAAAGTGCTGTGCCTTACCGCTTGGCGATAGCCCTAAACTCCGGGAGAGAGACCATCTGCTCCCGGATTATTTTTGTGAAACACCCTATCTTTATCTAAAAAAAATTGTCACGCCTGTGTACGGTACTTTGAAAAACTTTGTGTTGTCAAACGCATTATTCCATTTTTCGTTTCCCACACACAGGCTACATACACTCTTGATGCCTTGATTTCTCTGCCACATATCCAATGCCAACACAACACCGGATATTCGGCAATAACAATGGCTTTATGAATTTAACCCATTCAAAATTGTGATATGGGATAATTCGCATAATCTCCGGTAACCACATAGGCTATACCCACGCGAAAGTTATTCCAAATGCAAGGAACATTGCGAACGCAAATAAAATAACTCCGTCTGATGCTGTTTTCTGTTTTGGAGCATACCATAAAGCAGATATTGCTAAAACTGTCAATACCAACGTTGTCATTATTTTTAAAATCATGAATCCAAGCATTTTTTCTTCGTCCTTCCTTCAATTTCATCGATCATTGCCATTACCAGTGCTTTGGCAAACTGGCTATTGTTATGCATTTTAATCAGCAGATTACCCTGCCTGATAAGATACGACCAGTCATCATCCGTTTTCGGATTAGTGCACTCTTTATGAATTTTCCAAACCTCTGTGTAGATCTCTTTAATCTCCGGTGGCAATTCACATTTCTCCTTAACTGGCAAATCTTCTTTAGGCTCTTTATCAAGTCTTCTCTTTTGGTGCTCCATCTGACAGCTAACCATTTCTGTAACGTTCTCACGGTCTCTCTTGATTCCGTGACCTTGCAGAAACAACTCACATTGCAGGACTTCACCGCATTTTGAACATTCGTCTTTTATCTCTTTCCCAAATATCTGCATACACTTAATCTCTACCAGTGACTACCGCTCTTAAAAATACTCCGATGATGAACAGGATATACACCCATGCAGGAGCATGTAATTGAAACAGTATCCATGCTAAAACTATGTAAATGAAAATCATGTAGTACACCTCCTAAGGGTCTTTTTTATTTTTGAGGAAATTTGAGGGACTAAGTAGGGGCTGTTCGCTGGTCCTGCCAGACTCCCTCCCCCTGTGTGCTATGTTTCTTTTCAACTATGCGTTAAACTAATCTTTCACGCAATCTTTATTGACACGTCCTTAACTATCCCATATTTCCGCACGTTTCCGTAGTTGTTGCTACTAATTCGCATCTGCTGTATTATCTCCATACGCTCCGGAATCGGTCAACATTGATGTATTTTGTCCAAAATTTGTGTCTAATCGTGGAAGTTGGTCGGCTGTCCTGGTTATCTTGTGTACAATCTCTTGCTGTGTGGTCTGTTTCCGCCCGTGGTCGTTGTTTAATCGTTCCGTTGCTCCCAGCGCATTCCGCAGATTAAAAGCAACAAGCTGATCACAATCTGCATCATCTAACCAATTTACAAAAGCTTTTCTGACCTCGTCCATGCTCGATGTACTTGATTTAGTCCTCCATGCACTTAAAGCCTGTTTAGATATCCCTGTTAATATCTTAAATGTATCAGCTGTAGCAGTCATATCATAAGCATTAGCTAACTCCCTAAGATATAAATAAACCTCATACAACAGATCTATGTTGTACGCATTGTAGTTAGTTAGCATTTGGTTGATACTATTATCCACTACGTTTTGGGGTATATCTTTTAATACATTACTAGGTCTTATATAATTGTTATATATATATTGCATGGCACCATTAAAAACCGGTTGCCGTTGTGATCTCATGTCATCGATGCCATAAGCTGCACAATAATCGTCAAAGTATTTCCGGATATTTTTTTTAATCTCGTCAATGTTTGGAATCTCTCTGACGTCCTGCACCGCTCTACACCTCCTGAAATCTGCAATAAAAAAATCACAAGCATCACTCAATAAACCTATGTCTTTTGATCTCCTCCACAGATCAGGTAAAAACATAAATCTAAAAAAGTGACAAGCTAGTGACTTCTTGTCGTTTCCGGTCTGCCGGCTCCGGTGGTCTTGGTTACAATCTGGGCGGCTGCGTATCCAGAGGGGGTTGGATTTGCTCCGCTGTCACTCGCACCGTGTTAACGTCGGCTCCCTAACTGCTTTTATCATACCATAAGTGCTATTTATAAATCTACAACAACCTTTTACGCATTTGACAATTTGTTATGGTGGTATGTCTGCCGTTGATCCTGAGCAAATAAAAATCATGCGATTAAAAAATATCATTCGTGTGAATTTGACAAATTGGATTTTTTGACAGACAGATAGGTGATTTTTGCAGATGGGTACATGGTGGCAGCCGGTCGGCTCTAGTATTTATATATACTTGGTATATCATTGTCTTTCTGCTCTTATTTACTTTTATTTTATCTAACCTTTATTTTATCTAATCTCCTTTTATTTAATCTGCGTCTACAAAATGTCTACAATTTGTCTACAAAATTTAGCACGTTAAAATGTCACAGTGAAAATAGATCAAGAAAAGCAGGCTGTTACACCTGCTTATAGATTACGATATTTTGATTTTAATATGTTTATAAAATCATCTGTTAATAATCCGGATTCTTTTGCTTTTTGCGCCTCCTCTCTTGCCGATTTTGCTACATTTATGTTTGATGTGGTCACAATCTTGATTTGCCTGTGATTAACAGATACGCAAGCAATCCATTTATTTTTTACAGTGTCCCAATTAACACCAGGGATGCCGCTATTTTTATGTATTCCGGTTGATTGCTTTTTATCGATATATATTTTTTTCGATTTCTTGACTTTTTCTTTGTTCTTTTTATTCCAATCCTCAGATTGTTTATTATCAATTATTTTTAAATGTTTTTTAGCGCATTGAGGGCAAAATCTTTGTAAGCCGCTGCATTTAATTATATCACATCCGCAAGACTCGCACTGTATAACAGATCCGAGCGTAATTATAGAGCCGTGTTTTATGCACTCTTTATATTTCTTGCTTTGCTCTTTTTTTCGCTCCTCTCTGCATTCCGGGCAGTAAAACGCCCTTGGGCCACCTAAAAAGCTGGTTCCGCACGTTCTGCAGATTCTTGGTAGTATATTATCTTTCATCTTTTTACTCCAATGCAAAAAAGCGGAGCTTTTCGGCTCCGCTGAATATTTAATAACAAGGGTTTTCTTTTGCCAGCTCCCAAACCTCATTAAATTTTTGCTCATGCCGTTTTGCATACTCGTCAAAAAATTCTTGGTCTGTACAAGGTGCTAATGCTCCATGTATTTGCTCTCTTAAATCGTCATCCATAAAAGATACCGCCAAATCATAATCAATGTTTACTCCATACTCATTTACTACTGTTTTTCTCATGCTCTCCACCTTTTAACCTTTCATTTTTAACAATATGTACTGTATCTTTTCCGCCTGTCCTGTAATCGGTTCCAACGCTCGTCCTCTAATTGTTTCTTTTTCTGTACCAAAACTCTGTGATATTCCGGATCCCGTGACCGCAGACAGGACGCCCTGATAAATATTTTTTGCAGCAACGTTTTGTCTGCGAATTTCTGCCGATCCGCTATCAGTTGCGCCGCATCTGTGTAGCTTTCCACCTCTGGGATAACTTTGGCTTTTAACTCTTCCCACGCTTGCCGCTCGAATTTGTCTTTTATCTGCGGTTCATACCACGGAAAAAACGCTCTACAAGTCGATACGATCCGGGCGGCTTTCTTTGCTGTGATCTGCTCCGGTGTTCCTGTCATTTGGTTTCACTCTCCTTTTCAGCTTTCAGACGTTCCATCGCTGATTTATAAATTTCGTTTGCTTCTGCTGTCTTGCGCTCCACCCATTCAACGTTACTTTCATCCGGCCGCTGTCCTGGTAAGCCTGCCCATTTCGGAGGATGTTTTATAACTGGTTTAACTTCTCCGTGCTCTCTAGCGGCTCTTTCTGCCGCTGTTTTGGCTTGTAAAGCGTGTAGCCGTTCATTTGCCTGCATGAGTGCGATTTTCTCGTCTATGGGGCTTCTAGAGCCTGTCACGGGCATTTCTTTCGGTTGCTCTGTCACTGTCTGTGGTTGTACTGGTTGCAATGCTACGATCACGGCACCTATAACAAACTGGTTGACGCTTACGCAGTTCTTTTCTGCTTGCGCTTTGATTTTCGGTTCTAGGTCTTTCGGGAATCTAATCATTTGGTTAAATGTTTCCGACATTTTAGCACCTCCTTTTCTTGTGATATCATTAATGTGATATCATTAGTTTTTTATGATATCATTTGTGTGATATCATTGCTGTGATATCATGATATCATTAGTGTGATATCACTTGTTTGATATCGTGATATCACTATAACATTATGTGCATTATATGTCAATAGATATATGTGCATTATTTTTTGTATTTCTCCATTTTTTCAAGTTCTGCCGCAACTACTTCTTTAATAAACGTGTTCGGCTTTTCAATTCCAAGCTCTTTCATTTTGTCCCTAGTGCCTGCCGGAAAAACTATATTTATACGGTCGTTTCTTTTTTCGTATTCTCTACTAGCTTTTAATTGTGCTTCACTTGTTTTGTTTATACCCATTCTTATTACCTCCATACAATATAAATATAGCTTTACTATACTATATGTGCATTAGTTTGTCAATAAAATATGTGCAATATACATTTTAACTAATAAACGCATGGTTATATGTGCATTATTTTGTTAAATATTACATATCTGTCTCTTATACACATCTCCGAGCCCACGAGACCGTACTAGATC